TTCAATCTCAATAACCATAGGCTGTACAGCGCCACCAAGAACATAAGCCTGTTTAACAGTGTAGAAACCATTACGGACTGTACCTGCGGCATCATCCATTATTTCGATGATATCCCCAGCAATTACACCGGAGACGTCAAATCCGTTAATAGTGGTTCCTCCAGCACTAGCTGTAAACGTGTAGGCAAGTTCTTTTACGGTTTTCTTATAATCAGCGGTAGCTGTAGCCTGTGCTATAAGAATATCTCCGGCTTGTACGTTAGCGCCTCCGAAGTGTGTTCCGGCATAGGCCCCAGCAGCACCACCAACAAAAAGGTTGTCGGATACCCAGTAAGTACAGTCTTCAGCTATTGCTGACCACTGGACTAAAACTGCGCGTACTTCATCCAAGAAAATACTGACGCTGGTAGCATCCAATACCGCCCCGGGCTCTACATTCGGAGGATCAGACATAACAACAGCAGGAGGAGGCGTAGCAATCCAGTCAATCCAATTTTGGTCCTCAGCACCATACTCTGCTCCGTAGCAGTCATCCTTATCATCCAGATAATCAAGGATTTGATAGCAGGGGCCAACAATGAGGACATCCAGGTCGGGAGTGTCAGGAGTAACTGTTAGTTCCGCAAAATCCTGGGAAACGACAACATTTGGCCTCTGAGCTGTCATAATAAATTCTCCTTAGATACCATCACGCACAATCACGTTCTACATTCGTCCAATTATACGGCTACTTTTCCAAATCCCGAAGTACGATCTCATGGTAGAACTCGTCAGGGTTTTTTTTCTCTTGGATATGTTGTGTGATTTCACGTACTAAAGGCGCGATAGGCCTCGTCGACCATCTTAAGTCTAATTGCACCTCGAAGCTAACCGGTGTTATCCAAACCTCTTTATCTTCTTCCGTAGGCTTTGTAGCTCCCATTACAGGATGCGAGATATCATACAACCCAAAGCTCTCACGAAAAATGTCCCTTGTGGCTAAAATATAGAACCAAACGGTGTCTGCTATAAGGCTTGATTCCCCCGCGTTCTCAGACTCACAATAAAAAGTAATAGGAATATTGGCAAGAGCCCAAAAACCTTTGAGAGAGGTTGAAAGTTGCTGTCCTACATGGTCATCGATTATAAGTTTAGGGACCGTTATATCCCCACGGTCTACGTAGATTGCAGGACGGTAATTTCGTACTGATTTTTCTACGTCATAAGCTGCGCCGATAAAAAGTTTACGGGGACTTCCATCTGGAAGGGGAAAGCCATCTTCGGCTGCTTCTGATTTTAAATCCGGGCTCCAAATCCAAGGAAGAGGCTCATTAGGATCAGAGGAAAACCTGTGTCGAAGCGCTACAATCCAAAGACCAATTAGTGCAAGAGGAGTTCCGGGAGCCACATTAGGACTCTCTCCCGCTAATCGAGGAAGCTTACCGCGAAGGCCCTCGTCAGTTTGGATAATGCCTGCCATTTATTTCTTGGGTATCTTAGGAATCTTGGAAGCAACATCTTTTTCCATGGCTAGCATATCCTTCACTATCTTGGAATCCTTGGCAGCACTAGGACCACCCTTCTTGGCAATACTCGCAAGCCACTTCTTGAGAAGCGCCTGCTCGGCCTTTGCTTTTTTCTCCAACTTCTTCGTTGGCTTCTTCCCCAAGCCAATCACGGGATTAAATTGGTTGGGCACTGTAGGAGTCATCTTTTCAGTGATGTCCTCGCTCATGTTCTCGGCTGTCTTTACGTCGTAACCTGCATCCAAAAGTGCAAGACGGCAGCCCTCAGCATACGCTACTTTTAGAATTTCATTTTCCATGAGTTACCGCACTTCTTATTCTGATAACGTCTCCGTTGACCATAGGTCGGTAGAGTTCAAAGATATTATAAGCTACTTTTTTAGTCTCACAGTCTTTAGACTCAAAGACATCCAGGGCTTTTAATTCCCGATCTTGCTCTACTATTTTCTTCATATTATCCTCCTAGAACCATGGCGGATCATGCCACGGGTCAGCTACTAAATTATACTCCACGGAGCCCGGTGAAAGTTCAGAAACGATTAATTCTTGATGTACGTCGTTAACTTGTATCTGAGTAGGAACTACCTGCTCGACACTAAAGTATTTACCATCACGTAAAAATGCAAGGACATCCTTAGGCTCTACCTGCGGAATGTTCATCATGTACACTTCGATACGATGAGATTCTACGTCCCCCTGAACACTAGTATGTATAGTAATTGGTGCCACTTTTCGCTGGGCATACCCATACACGGGATTCCAATAGCCGTATTGAATACCGGTCCCTAGACACGTGGAACAATGAGATAACGTTGTTTGTCCTGTTTTAGCCTGGCAATCCGGACAAGGAGTTCCCCATCTACGACGTTTGAATATTGCAACCTGTGTCCCCCCCACTTTTCGAAGATATATCTCCGCGTCTCGTACTAACTTTCTGTGGATTCCACGGCGACGACGGTCTAAACCTCCTTCAAGTTTTTTAACTGTTTCAGCGGTAGACACAACCCCGTCGTCAACAGTAACTTTATAATAAACAATCCTATGGAGAGAAAAGAGTCCTGCATTCGACCGGTCATTAGTCGCCGGAAATGCTTCATCAACAAAAAAATAAGTATCAACGAGGTCTACTCCGATGTGTTCCCAAGGACCCTCGGAAGAACCCGAACAATATACTTGAAAAGTAAAACCTGAAGCTTGTCCTACATGACGTATTAACCACTGAATATATACTTTTCTGGGGGAAGAAGCGACTACTCGAGTGATTGTAACACTAAGATTCGCAGCAAGAACCTTCGAAGGTGGGGTTGCTTCCTTCCCGTAGGTGAGTGAAGTTGGTTTTCCCATTATAGTTCAAGGCCCCTCGCTACTGTTACTGACCGCCACGTATCGTAGTAATTCCTGGCATTTTAACAGGATTGTTGGGGCTACCCTTACGTGGCGGTGTGCCCTTTACATTTTTTAGAGGCATCTTGGTGACTGGAGGCGGAGTACCTGTTACGTGCTTCATAGGCATAGTGGTAATATCTTTAGCAACCTTCTGAAGAACATAATCGGCTATCTGATTTGCTGTCTTTTTCATCGTATTTCTCCTAGCTTAGTAGCCTCCCGGGTACCCGCCTTGGCCACTATCCTGTTGCTGCTGGGGCATCTGCTGTTGCTGTTGCTGTTGCTGTGCCGCCTGCTGTTGCAGTATCATCAGAAGTTCAGGAGGAATACCGCCTCCGTCCATTTCACCACCGCCAGGTCCTGCGCCCGGGCCCATTCCAGGTTGACCCATTCCCATACCCTGTCCCGGACCTCCCCCCATTCCCGGCGGCATCATTTCCATACCCTGTTCTTGACCTCCACCTATCCCTGGAATTTCATAAATAAGTTCCGGATAAGCTTCCAGAAGCTGACGCATTTCCGCCGCAGCCTGCTGTGTCTGCTGATCTTGCTGTCCCATTGCACTTAATCCGAGAACACCACCAGCCCCAGCAGCAACTCCCGCCATGGGTCCACGGGCTCTTGATGCCATGGCGCCTGCTCGGCTTGCGAGCTGTCCCAGCCTAGCTTCCTTAAGCACTCCCGTATGTTCTATAAATGCTGCTACTTTTTCACGAAGTTCTTTGTTCATATCTTCCTCCATTAAAAACTGTAACCAAATCGTCCTAGGTAAGCATATCCGGAACTAGTTCCGCCGTACGCGGCTTCCATATTATTCTGCGTTTTGATAGCTCTAGCCATTTCATGCCATTCTTTATCAAAACGTTCTGCCCAGGAAGAATATAGCTCTTGTTTTTCATCCAGGCCTATGGGAGCAATATTACCATCTTTAGAGAGTACTTGATTACGTAATTGTCGAGCACCCTCAGAGCGGAACAGTATCCCACATACCCCTATTAGTAATAGATATCCGTTAAGATTAACAGGTGATGCGTGGTATGTCTGCGGGGTCATCGCATTGTATTTCATAAGAACGAATTTTATCGCCAGATTTATATCCTCATTACTAAATTCTATATCATCTGTCAGAATATTTTGACCTGGTTGATCCCGGAGAAACATCCGGATCTCATCAACAGTTAATGGAGTGGCCCCTGCTGGAAGTTGTGTCATCTTCGGCGACCCGTTACGGCGTAAAGAGTGATAAACTTATTAATGAGAACAGGAACACCGTTCACAGTTTCCGTGATAACTACACATTGATTCGGGAGTATAGGTACAGTAGCCGCGGGGTAAACATAATAATCAGCAGCGCCACTTACGCCTGTATTGAGATTACGAGGATGAGATACTCCGTCTGCATCAGTCACACTAATTGTAACGACGCTGGCGGCTCCTAACTCGAGGTGTATTGCCATTAACTCCGGGTATAGCTCTCCGAACCTAAAAAGACCGCCGTCAGATAAAACTACGGGAGTATCTGAGGGGTTATAGAATGTTTGTTCTGTCTGGGCGATAGCAGCAACACCCCCGGCGCCGTCTAAAATTGCTATAATTTTACTAGCAAACAACGCGTCTCCAACTAAGGTGGCGTATACCGAAGCGTAGGTAGATACTCCAGTATTAAGAGTAATAATTACTTGAGCATTTCGGACTTCCACGCCTTCTGCGGCGCCGTCTAAAACAATTATGGAGCACTTCCAATCATCCGCGGGCCCCGTAACGATAGACTGAGGCAAATACCTGAGAGTAATAAATCCTCCGGGAACAGCGGGATCCCCGAGAACAAGATACTTTCTTACTTCCCCGTATTCATAAATCCCGCCACTATAAGATAGAGGTTCCGGTTCTGCGTATATAATAGGACCTGCGATAGTTCTTACCGGCAGCGTACCTCCTACCTGAGAGGCTAAAAGAATTTCCTGTCTAACCCCGGCGGGACTAGTTCCAATAGGTATGGTTTTCATACTGTGTTTCTCCTAAACAAAGGATACGACCTAATATTAGTGTCTTTCAGCCGTAAGATCAACTCGCCGGGAGACATCATCCATCCGGTCAAGGGTTCTGACAATTGCCTTTTGCGTACCTGAGATTGTATTAAGGGTTTCAGCCATCTTAAGTAACATTACTGTTATCTTCTCTTGTGTATCAGCCCAGGAACGCGGGACATACCAGAGAGGGGTACCGTCTGAATCATATTTTGCGTGAGATATGTCTAAACGGACTAGGGCGTCATGTTCTTCCGCAGTAAGCCCACTCGGCCCGGGGTTCATAGAAGTCCCATTACGCTTACTCATTTTTTTCGTGATTAACGTTTCTACTATCCGAACTAACGTGATTGAGAGTACAATAAGTCCGACAAGAACTGGAGCATCTGTAGCTGTAATTAAGTCCATAGGTTACCTCATGTTGTGATTTCTTCGTGTACGGGACCATACCCTGTTTTTTGAAAATGAATAATCCAAGTACGACTATCTGCCAGAGTTAAAGTATCAACCCACTCACCGTTACTGTCTGTAATAGTTTCTGCTATAGAAGTTCCCTCCGCCGCTTCAAATTCTGTCATGTTAAAAACACGGATAACTACATCTCCCAACGGCTCATTCTGGGCGTCGACCGCCTTGAGAGCCCCTGAGGTAGGGTAGTCATGATTTACTGCAACAGTCATATTTACACCGTGCTAATATTAACATAAACAGTCTCGTGTGTAGTCGTGCGTGAAAACTCTACTACCCACTCATACCCCTCACTCAAGTATACTGGATCGATCCATTTTCCATCGATATTTGTTATAGTTTCCGCTTCCCAGGTATGGATGTTACCGTCATCAAATTCGGTTTTATCGAAGATTTTTATACGAACAGCCTGCAGAGGATTACTGTCTTCGTCCTCAGCAAGAAGGAAGTTGGGGGTAGGATAATTCTGATCAATTCTCGTAGTCAAGATACACCCGTGGTTCTTTCAATAAGAATTATAGGGTGTAGTTTCGATACTAAAAGTAAGTTTTTAATATAGGTCTTAAGAGTAGATTGTTTTCTTCTGAATAGTAGTAACTTGTTTGGCCATTTCAGCCAAAGCAAGACGACGTACTAATTCAGAAACAGAACAACGGCGTAGTGCGGATTCTTTTTTGAGCCATTTCCAGATGTCGGTATCAAAATATAACTTGGTTTGTTTTTTTCCCATACTACTAATATAGGGACTATTAGGGGACCTAACAAGCCATTATTTTAGAAAAATATCAGGGAGTCGTCTTCTAGAAATGAAAATTATTTAGAGGAAGCCCACTCGAGAACGCGATTGATGTAACTCCTGGAAACTCCACAATCAAGAAGTACATCGTCATCTGCGTCCACAAGATCTTCGATGGCAGGATACTGTTCGAGAACAGCATCAACATTATTTTCAGTAACACCCGGGGCCTCGAGATAGAGTTCGCGGTTGTCTGTATTCTTATTATCCTCTAAAGCAGTTTTTTCCACCGGAGGCTCTTCTACTACCGGAGGCTCTTCTACTACCGGAGGCTCTTCTACTACCGGAGGCTCTTCTACTACCGGAGGCTCTTCTACTACCGGAGGCTCTTCTACTACTGGAGGCTCTTCTACTACTGGAGGCTCTTCCACCTCGGGCTCTTCTATAATCGGGGGAGCGATTACTTTAGGAGGTACCACTGGTTTGGGAGCTACAGGTTTGGGAGCTACAGGTTTGGGAGCTACAGGTTTGGGAGGTGCCATCGGAGGAACTTTTAATGCTCGTCCAACATACCGCTGTAGTGCCGGGTGTCTGGCAACCGACTCAAGAACCTCTTTGGTTTCTCCAGGAGCAAAAGTAAGAGGCAACCCGTCTTCCATAAGGATTGTACGGATTACTACTCTAGCTTTAGTAACATTTTCGACAGGAATAAACTTCATCGCTTTATCCTCCTCAGGGGACCTTAGACGAACTTTATTTCCTGCATGGACAACCGGTTACCAACACCCATTCCGAGTGCTTCGTAAGACCAGAAGGAAATCATGTCCGCTTTTTGTTCGATGTAGAGCGTGGCATCCTGCAGCAGGAAGAAGTTTCCAAGGAAGTTATTTGGAGATTGAGGTGCGAATACCCAGGCATTATCCCAGGGGTAGATGTCCGACTTGATAGTCGTTACTACCGGGATACCCCACAGCTTTTCACTGGACTCGATGCCCTCATCGAAGTGACGCTGCGCGATGTTATCACCAACAGTAGTAGCTGGAAGATCAAGTGCATCCATGTACCGAGACTTCGTCATCAGCATCTTGCCGATAGGGCGACGTCTGTTCAACATTTTCTGCATTGCCTGCTTGAATGTTGAAGACTGGAATGCTCCCGAAGTACGCTGTTCAGCAGCGTTCAGGTTGATAATGTCGGACACGAGATTATACCAATACTCGTCTTCTTTGTCCGCCATGTCTTTTACAGAGTTATCAGACAGAATCTGCCGGATATCACCTGTATAAGTCATCAACTCAAACTTCGACTTCGTGAAGCGCTGGGTTTCAATCTTTCCGAAGAAGATCGCATACCGTTTGCCCTTGAACCAGGTACGCCGACCGGTGCCCTGGAACTGTACGTAGGTCGCGTAACTGTCAGGCTCCTTGTCGATGATCTTCTTGGGCTGATCCGTGTACTCATCGCGGTCGATGTCTTCCTCACTCAATCCCTGGGGAATCAAGATCTCACGAACCGCAGCCTCCTGGCGCAGTTTTTCACGGATGAACGCAGTGCCTGTGTCCTCCGCTTCCTTTTTCATACCACCTTCGATCTTCTTCACGAAGTTAGTATTCACGAAGCGTGCAGTCACTTCCGGAGTTTCAACCATATAATCCATGACTCACTCTCCTTTTAGATACAATACCCGTTTACGCCCTGGGGAATGATTACGTCTAGAACATCAACACCGTCGACTGCGTATTCACCGCGGGGACCTACATAGCCATAAATCTGCATGTTAATAGCTCCACCAGATTTGTTCTCAAACAACCCAGGAGCTGTAATCCCGAAGGTTAAGGGAGCACCAGGGACGAAGCCTGCTACATCAGGAGTATACTGCTCCGTCTGAACTTCGAGCCCACCCTGAATACAGGTGAGGCGATGCACCGCAGCGCCATCGAGGTCCCAGTCGCCATCTACCGTAATAAACGGCAGTACGGGTAACGTTGTCGTAGTATCCGGAGCCACTCCGAGAACTGCATTCCCGTTAGCATCCATCATTACGATCTGACCCGGCTCGAAAATACCTGGCAACAGAGTCCCTTCCGTATTGAACGGGGGGCTTGGAATCGTTGTCGGGTCAGGATCGAGCACGACCATGAGACCCGCAAGAGCGTTGGGATGCGGGTCGTGGGTCACCACATCAAATTTGCTTGCGAATTTCGTCATCTTACTTTCCTCCGTTTACTAGCTAGTACAAAAATCAATTAAAGCAGCTTCCCCGGGACCTACTGCCCCAGCACTTGCTGTCTTGTTCATACGCTTATCGTCCGGGCCTCCCATCTCATCGGGGGCACTACTTCCACCAGAAATTTTCGTTAAAAGTTCCATGATCTCAGGGTCAGCTGCCGCCAGCTTTTCTACTGCACCAGAATCCAGCTCTTCTCCAGTGGCTTCCGATAGCCTTTGTGCTACTTGAGAAGCTATCTTTGTACGTATTGCGGTAGCATCGGCTTCTTTCACATTTTCAGAAGCTTCAAGATAGTCCGCTAGTTTCTCAAAAACATCAGCCATCTGGAGATCAAAGTTACTCATGGGTATTATCTCCCTTTAAAACTTGCTGCAACTTTTGAAGTCCTCGCGCAGCGAGCATAACCTGGGCACTCTTATACATTACGCTTCGGTCTCTCTGCCCAGAACGTTCGCGGAGTTCTGTTGCGATCTTACGGAGATTCTTAGCTGTAACTTTTGCATCCATCTCAGTTTTGATCCTGCAGTTTATTATTTAACTCAAAAACGTCAGTGTAAGTAACAGTTTTATTTCCCCGCTTGCGTAGTATATCAGAACACTTCATCAACTCAGCACTCAAACGACTATGGTGTACTGGCACCACTTCTTTTGGACTTGCGGTCTTTTCCAAAGAAGATACCTCGGCGCGTACCTGGGAAATTACGTCTGAAATGTGCGGTAAGCGACTCATTTTTCTTCTTTTTTCTCCAGTACTATTCCCTTTGATTCGGCAAGATATTCCGCAGCCTTTTGAAAAAGCTTTCGGTATTCCTGTCGAATTTTGGAGGAGTAAACCATTACTGTCTTGCTACCTCGAGAACTTTTGCAGCTACGGCAGCACCCTTCATGAATTCATTATATGTTGCCGTGTAAACTTCATCTACCGCAGTCTGTTGCCCCATGGCAAACTGTTCAGATGCAGTCTTAGTACTCAACTCGTTAAGAGCTGTGTACACATCTTCTCGAGAATACCCCTGAGTCTCAGCTTGCTTCACAAGCGTTTCAATCTCCTGAGTATCAGCTACTTTTTCTTGGGGCTGAGGGGTATTCAAAGCAGCTACGGTATCCTGGTAACCCTGGATAGCAGCTTCCTTGACCTGCTCATTAACTCCGGCTGCTGATTCCGATGCTTGCTTACGTAATTCAGCATCATAAGCAGCCCAGGTACCCAGGGCAGCATCCGCAAAAGTATGTCCCAGAAGAGCCGCGTGTTTGATTTCTCCTTCTTTCTCGGTACCGGCCAGATCTGAAGCTATCTTCATAAGGTCGGTAAGAGGGTCTCCGCTTTCAGTAAATTGCGAAGGCGCAGAAGCAGCTACTTTCTCAAGCGCAGCTTCCAAAGCTTTTCCAGCATCAATCTCTTCAGCTGGAGCAGCTGCCGCGGTTTTTTCGGTTTCGTTTACTTCCAGGGACTCGATCAATTTTCCGAATTCCATTACTCACCTCTTCCGAGTAAGTTTCGCTTCCAATAATAGGACGCGATTTCCTATTTCACAAGTAACGTTTGTTTCAACCTTCAACTATTATTTCTCCGATGTATTCTGCGAGTTTATCCATATTAACCGTAGGAAGCAAGACAGTATCAGTCGGCTTTAAAATTATATCTGATCCTAACAAGGAAGAAATTTTTGCTTCTCCTCCTGAAAAAGCTTTAAGCGCCTCACTTGCTCTACGTTGTACGTCCATTGCGCCTCGCTGTACCGGGCCACCAATATGTTTTTTTAATCCTTGAGCCATCCTGGTTCCTCCCAGGCGCCGTAATAAAAGGGTGCCTAGTACTGCAGAAATAATAGGATGTTCATGTACTGATTCTTCTATGTTATCCAATGCACGACGAGAAGCGGGTAGTGCTGGATGTCCTATGGGTATACCCCTATCAACACGAGACATATAATCATGTCCCATTGCGGTCATTGCTCCCAAAGTTCCTAGTAAAGGTAAAGCTAGAGATTTAGCAGAAGCGTATTTAGAAGGTGCAATCTCTGTAAGAGTAGGAACAGGTACTCCCTGGTCTGTCATATAATGCGGACCCATGTCAGGCCATTGACTCATCCCGAGCCCCCCGAGAGTAAGTGCTGCAAGGGGTTTGAGTTTTCCCATACCCCGAGCGGTAAGTCCTTTACCTATGAGACCGTATGCTCCACCTAAAAGCGCAGCGCCGCCAAGTACTTTATAAAGATTACGTTTAGCTATCTCATCATGAGCACGGACAGCAGCTCCTCGAGTAGTACTGTACCCTTGTCCTGTTGCAGGATCCGTCATTGTAAACGGGGTTGTAAGCGGAGCTTCTGTTCTATATTTTTCAGGAACCAACTGCCGCTTGAGATACTCACTTATCCCCGAACGTTTTTCCATATAGGGCTTAAGAAGAGAGGCAACTTTCATGTCTACATTAGAAGCATCTACATCAAAGGTCCCTGAGTCCTCAATCTGTTTCAAAAGTTGAGGCATGTCTTCAAAGAGTTCTGTGATTGGGCGCTGCATAAGTACCGTCTTATCCAGCTCTTCTTCTGTAGGACGGATACCGGGGTCAGTCTTACGCGTCAGAATTTTTGTAAGTTCAGGAGTACTTAGAGACATACCTGAAGCTGCTGAAGTAGAGAGCACATTCTTAAGAGGAAAATCTGACAACGTATCCAGAGTATCATCCGGGATAGTTGGGGCTCTACTTCCTGCCGCCAAGATCAAGTCCCGCATCTGACGTAAGGTCGCTAACTCTTGCGGGTCAATACCTTCAGTTTTTGCATCAATTGGGAGTCCCTGTACAATCTTATCGATTACCGCGAGCTTATGGGCTGCGAGCTTATTTGATTCCATTTCTGTGAGGTACTCACCAGCTTCTAATCCACTGATAAGTTCATACGGTAGCTCGTTAGCAACCTTCTTCATCATGACTGCATTAGGGTCAGCGCCTCTAAAAACCCAACTGAGGTCAAAGAACCTGGGACGAGGATTAAGTGCCGCTACTTTTTTACCCTCAACGATTTCTCGCATCTGGAATTTGAGATGAGTACAGTAATGTGCACGAGTGGGAGCGCGGTTCAGGCATATATTACAAACATCATACGGAACCTTGGTTCCCATAGAAACCGGAGGGAATTCTCCGGCGCCTATACGTTCTGCCAAGTCCGGAGCTTTCTCATTAATCAGGTCAACAAGAAGTTCAACACGGTGCATTACAGGATTCCAGAAAGCTTTTACAACATCGCCAATGGCCTTCTTGGGATCAGAATTAACGTGGTGTCTGTAGTTCTTTCCGTATTTTTCAAAAGATTTGTAATGCTGAGTAAGTACATCCCCGGGCAGAATTCCCGGGGGATTATTGTCTTCTTTGTATGGAAATTCTGGGAAACCATCTCCGTTACGATTTTCTCCATACCTTTCCCAGGAACTTACCGCCAGAACATATACAAAAGAATGACCGGGAACAGGTGTAATACTCTTAAAAAATTCACGGCCTACACTAGCAGTCTTAGTAATGTCTTCATAACAAGGTCGACCATTTGCCCAGAGAAGTACTGGCTGTACTGTAAGTTCTCCAGTAGGAAAATAGGGATCAAGATGTACAATCTTGAGCAACTAAATTACCTCACTGACCAGTTCAAGAAAAAACTCACGACCATAAGCTTGCTGTTCCGTAAAGTTTTGCCGAGTCTTTTCATCCCTGGCGTTCTTAATAAGGCGCCCGTAGCTCTCATCTAACACGACTGCGGCTGCTAATTTAATCTGCATTTCGCCTGTAATTGCATCTTTATTAAGTAGTCGCGCAGCCTCTTTTAGAAAAGCCACTACTCGATCACACCCCGGACCATTTCGTACAAAGCGCTCCGAAGCTTCCTTACGAATTACACTGTAGAGTTCATACGCAGATTTCTGAACAAGGTCCTGCGAAAAATGAGTATCTTGTTCCGAGGCCACCTTTACAGAAAGGTAATCAAGCCCCTTCAGGTTATGTATCGTCTCCGAGAGATTCAACGCTAAATGAATCATGACTTATTTCCTTAGTTTATTGAGCGCCAACAGTCCATCAGCAATAGATCCCCACTTAGCGTGCCGAGCTGCAATCTTGGTTCCAAGATAGTTAGCTATGCTGGCAAAGCTAGGGTCTTCAATGCCCGTAACTACTTTGGCAACCTTCAGTGTTTGATGTGACCGGATTGCAGTTTTTACTGACTCTGGAATTAAAGCATCAAGTGTCTTGTAGTCCATGATCTATCCTTTCCCGTCCAGCGCAGTATTCACTGCTGCTTCAGCATCCGCCAAATGTTTTACAGTCTGATAGTTAAGGGCTCCACCAGTCTGGGCAGCCTCACGTAAAAATGACGTAGCAATATTAGGGTCTCTACTAAGAGTCGGGGCAAACCGGGTCATAGTTTCGTATGCCTTTGAAGTAACCCCAGGAGTTTCCTGTTCAAATACGGAGACGATAGGATCATTATTAATTATTTCACCCAAGAGATCCTGACGCTCTTTATCAAAAACCATTTTATTTTGAATAGATCTTGCAACACCTTTAATAAGTTTTCCTATAGCCCCAATACCAGACTTAGCAGTCTCAGACCCGACTCCGCCGAAGAATCCCCCAGCAGCAGTAGGATATGCGCCACTAAATTCTCCTCCTGCGGACTTTATAAACGCCAATTTTTCATTTGCAAACTGTTTACGAGCTTCGAAGTCGTCTAGTTCAGCGTATACATATTTACCATGCGGTGATCCCATTCGGTTACTCCTTATCTCGTACTCAACCTTTTGCGCATTTCGTTTTGCATCGGGCCACGCAACTACCGCGGTTCCTCCTGCAGCAGCCGTAGCTACTGGGTGTTTAGCCATAAGTTTTATCAGCTTCTCTATTGCTCCTTTGGCCATCAGCTTAAACTCGATAGTTTCTCTCGAACAAATTCCAGACACTTTTTATTTTCATTGCGTTTTGCACGAGCTACACTGGCTTTCGCTAGCTTATATATTATAGGACGATGTCTGTCAGATGGAACAGCAAGATGTTTATCCAGAATTGAAGCTGTTTTTTCCGTTGTTAAGTTAAACTCACGCCCAGTAAGTTTCGCAAGCATATGTAGTTCAGGAAGAATTTCTGTTCCAGCCGTTGCAATCGCGTCTTTTTCGAGCGCCTCTGCCATTTTTACGGTACCCAAAGTACGTGTACTCTGTGCACACTCTTCCATCGTACCTACCCAGGACATCTCTGACTGGAGTAATTCCATACCGAATTTTTCTTCGGCTTGTTTTAGCAGGAGTATTACTTCATGTCGTGGGGGTAGTTTTTCAGGCTCCGGTGCAGCCGCAACCTTTTCTATTTCAGGGATAGCTTCTGTGGAAATATCAAGCCAGTAATCTTCGAGTTGGTTATATCCCTGCGGGAGAGATACCGCCGCTATCTTCTCTTCCGCTTCGTTGTGTAGTGCTTGGATAACTATTTCAGGATCTCCAGTCTCAAACTCAATGATCCGGTCATCTCCCGCGGCCTTTGAAAAATGTTCGTTAACTGCATCAACATTAGTAAGCCGTACAAGAATTCGGATACCCTCAGGATCAAGGTTGTTACTGCGAGCAACCTCGGTAGCTATCTTGTTGATAGACTCTACGCCTTTAGATTCTGTAAATTCTTTAGCAATCTGCAGGGATTCTCTTTCAAAATCTTTTCGTGTCCACATGGCTTACCTCTTAGTGGTGGATATCATCAATAGTCAATCCGGCTTCTTCCAGGGTTTGTGTAGTATCTTCTTCAGCTAAGAGCGCCTGAGCACGGTCAGAAACTCCGCTTTCAAACCCAAGTTTATCTGAATTCATAAGCATTCCTACTGCATCTTTAGACCAGGACTTTGAAAACTGAGATGCTCGAGATGTTATAGGATTACCTCTGGCTACAAGTCCTTTATGTGCTGCCTGCTCTAACAGGAGTTTACCATATCTTTTTTCATCCACGTCAATGTCCTCATGTCCCTGTCGAAAAAAAGCAACGAGGTACCCCGGACCTAATACAACCCCTGCTTCTAGTAGATCTTTATCATCCTCAGAGAGTTGTTCCGCGTATTCCCGAATGTAACGTCGTTGCTCCAATTTATTACGAAATTCTTGTCGATCAAAAATAAGTTGCTGTACAAGTATAACAGCATCCATAGAAATATAAAGACTCTTGGAAATCTCCTCGTTAGTAGCTCCACACATAAAAAAAAGCATCAAAGTATGGCGGTCCTCAGTTATCCTGATAATATCGATGGCTTGTTGTATCGTCTCTTCTTCATAGGTCAAATCTTCTCGTGCTTTTTCTAAGGGGTTTAAGCAGAGGGTATAGATACGACGTAATGAGTCCGAAGCAGGAGGAGTTTTTGTTCCTAGTGCCTCCTCTACGCGTTTCCAACGACGATCTGGGCGGCAGTCATCCATACCCTAGGCCTGCGGGCCACTTACCATATCAAGTTGTTGTTCTGCATCTGACTGAGGAGTAATTGCATTCTGATTAATACTCAGAATAACGTCACCCATACTCTTGAAAACTGTCCGAAGTTTATCTTCAAGAGTTACAAACACTTCATCTCCCAGCTGTTCTTTTGAGTCTTTTTCCTGTAGCCATAGCGTCAAGAGAATCCGTCCAAGATTATCAAGGCTCTTCTCGAGATTAGGCACATAAGAAGATATGACTTCTTGTAAAACAGGCGCCGAAGAAAGCATACCAACTGCTCCCGCATCAAAGATGTCCTGTCCCTGAAAATCCTCTACCATATCAACCATCTCGGGATTGATTTGATTCGCTACAGTTTCAGGGTTAAAAGATTCCTCTGTATCCATGAAGGGTGTCGGAGGAGGCATTTCATTAGGCCCAGGAGTAGGAGCAAGTAACTGTCCCGCGGCCATGGGGGACTCCATAGCTTCTGCAGGAATTTGACCCCCACTAGCATTCGAAATCTCCGAGGTTCGTTGCTGAATTCCTTCTAGTACGGACACAACCATGTCGTTGGCTTGTTGCTGCATCTGCATCTGCTGAGTCAGTTGTTCAACTTGAGACTGAGTTTGCTGTTGCTGCATTTCATTTTGCTGCGACAGCTGTTGTGTAATCTCAGCTATTGCTAACTCCGCAGGATTGATTGGAGATTCCTGAGGCATCCCCATTCCCATCATAGCGGGGTCTTGGCCCATCATTGCCGGATCCTGTCCCGCCATGGCCGGGTCTTGGGGTTGCGGTTGACCCTGCGGCGGTCCTTGTGGTTGCGGTGCTGCCTGCGGAGAAACGGCAGGAGGCTGCGCTACTTTAGCAAGCTCTGTTCCCAGTTTTGCCATCTCATTGTACCCAAGAATAAAGGAATAAGATTGCCCATTACGCTGGGCATCCCGCAGGATACCTGCAGCGTCTGCAGCACTAATATTATTTTCAGAGGCTAGTTTATCAAGCGCGACTTCCACGGGTACAGGAGAAGGAACATCCGAGAACCACCAGGTGTGTGCCTCAGCCTTTTTAACCACCACAGAAGGAGCCCCCGATTCTTGAAGCTTGGAATTCATCCAACGAGAAATAAGCTTGGGGTCATTTACTACTGAAATTCTCCGGTTCTTTTCAAAGTTAGGACCCCATGAACTATCAGGACTTTCAGAATCTTTATCCACATTAGCCACAATGGAAACCCACTGGGAATTTTTGGGAAGAAAAATAAGTCCAGTTTTTCCTGCCTTATCAATTTTTTTACGCGTAGGGTCACTATCAATAATGAGAGTGACGTCCCCATGACGCCTACGTATCTTTGTCTGGTCTCCGTCAGTAACAACTTCCCCGACAACGAAGGGTTCGGTAGCACCGATATGTCCGTCAGTTTGGTGAATAAAAAAACCGAAAGAGTTAACCTTGGGAGTACTGCCACCGGTTCCTTTTAAAATCTTGGCGATTTTACTATCGGTAACTTCCGCGCTATCAAAGATTTTTTCACCAGCAACATCATCACAAATCCAGGCTTCCTTAGCATCAGTACTAATCACTATATAAGGAGTAGACTGTCGGTGGTCTTGAAACCTTGACGAACGAGCGTAGGGACCATTATGGTATCGGCTAGAAACTCCCACCGGGTTAGGAACTACAAAGTAGTTCTTCTGGGGGCCATCAAGAAAGAAAAGTTTATGAAAGCCTGGTTCATTACCTGGAGAATCCAGACGAATATTATTTTCTACTTTAACGGCTATCTTTGTAATACCTACGCGGGAATCATGTACAGCATACCCCTGCTTAGTGATACTTGAAAAAGCAGCACCAGCCTTATCGCCGAATAGTTCTTGTAACTCTGCTGCCGGGGTATCTATTGTTGCTACCTTAATAAATCCTGCGGCAGCTACCTTTTCCGTACTTACCTGTTGGTAGCCTTCTTTAAACGCAGCTTGGAGAGACTTTACGCCGTAATGTGCTGCCAATTTCTGTAAGAGTGAAGGACGTTTTTCGAAAGCAAGCTTCAGTCCATCCAGCATAACTCTAGGGCCGGTTCGGATGAGCGTAAGAAACTGGTCGTTAGGAATTTCCTGATGGGAATCAAGAGCTTCTTTAAACATCACCTTTGCGCCATGATCCAATTCGTCAGAAGCACTCGCGTAACCATAACGTCCAGTGGAAGATCCAGGAGGAATTATAATTTTGGATAGATCTACGTCAGATGAAACCCCCGGAGGTACTTCCGTTCCTTCTCCCATCTCATCAAGGTTCATCTTTGAAACCTCATCTAGCCATTGACTGGAAAGAGGAAGAAAAATATTCAGCTTCTTGTAATAGACTATGTCCATGGGCTTCAATTCCCCGGAGGTCATAATCACTGGAATATAGATGGGCTCATTTTCATGCAATACAATAAAGGCGCCAACAGCGTCTCCTTCTTGGGCGTCTGCCTTCAATATCTTAAAGGTAACTACTACCGGAACCATATCCGGGAACTTTGCATACAGTACAGAATAAGCCGACTGAGTAAATTGATCTTTGAACATCTGTTCCGCCTGCTCTTGGGGCGGTGCCTGTCCATAGCTCTGTACTTCTGGCGACTGTGACTGGCCGAATTGCTGGGGCATAATCGTACCTTCCTTATGGTAAAGTAACTGCCAACAAGTATACGTACGAATTTAGATTAAAGAAAGGATTTTAGAGGTTGGCTGCGGCAATCCTGGAAAGGGCACCATAGAGGGCTGCTTCTTTCTCAGTCTCTTCTTTCTTGGACTCTTCTTTTTTATCGTCAGCCTTAGCCTCGGCTTTGTCGTCTTTCTTGTCGTCCTTCTTGTCGTCCTTCTTATCGTCTTTCTTATCGAAGAACTCGGGCGGCAGCTCCTTACCGAGCTTGGCAAGGATTGTGTCCTTATCAGGATGGGCAAGAATAGCAGCAGCAACCTTGGCTATCTCGGCAGCGTCAGCTGAACCTTCCTTCTGAACATCCGTCGTGGGCTTGTTCCCCTCAGTTACCCCAGCTGCAGCAGGATTCGGCTTAGTAGGCACGGGAACTACCGGTACCTGTGCTGTAGAGCCCTGGGCACGAACTACTTTCTCTTTGGCCATATCAACATTAGTTCCAAGATCGAGTCTACCATCACCTTTACCGGTTCCGGCACCAGGGGTACCGTCTCCAGTAGCCGTGTCCCCTTCCATAGAAAGCTTCCGCAATAGGGATGTCATAGAAGACAGCTTTGAAACTTCATTAGTAATGGGAGGAGCATCGCCAGGCATTTCATCCTGGGGTTTTACCGCTCCTATTTCTCCTTCAGCAGTACTGAACTGGGTAGTTCCCTGTGGAACCACTATTGCAGCAGAAGGATTATCCTGAATATCCTGCTCAGCCATTCCACCATCCGCAAACTGCTCCTGGTGTTGGCCATCTCCGGTCACGTCGGTGGGTCCCGCAGCTTTTTCCATAAGATCGAGAGCAGTGGCGTGCGCCATTGTCTCGTAGGTCACTGTAGCCGCGGCTTTCTGAAGTCCCGTATTACTAGTATCGGAACCGATCTTTTCTGCGATGTTGTCAGCTACTTCGACAATCTGATCCATTACTTCCGCGGCTTCTTCCGGAGACAGACCTTCCTCTCCGGTGATTTCCGGGAGACCTCCCCCGGCTTCTTCGAGGCCTTCGGGTAATCCCTCCTCTTCCATGCCGCCGCCCATTTCCATATTGCCAGCAATAGCATCGGCTACTTCTTCTGCATGTTTAGCAGTCGGAAAAGAAACAACACCTTGACGAATCATTTCGTGAGTTATTCCGCGAACACATGCACATTTACAAACTCCCATGATTTCCTCCGTTTACGTTCCGCTGATTGCGCCAATGGCTCCGCCACCAACGGCTCCGGGAATTGCCAAATTACGTATCTGATCTTTATTAGCAGGGTTTGAAGCCACTTCTGTTAGTGCCTTCCAAAGACCCCCACTTTCTTTTTGTTTTAAGAGACGCATTAATTCTCGACGCATGATAGGAGTACGGCCTAACCCTAGGGCGCCTCCTGCCAATACTCCCAAGGATGCTCCTACCGGGGCCCCAGTCATTACACGCTCTAGAGTGCCTCGAGGTTCTTGTGCAACTTTCTCGCTCATTTGGTAAGCATCATCTTGAGAATATCCTACGTCCATGAGTGCAGTTTTAGCCCCTTCAGCATAGGCTGCTTTTAAAAGTTCGTGCATTACGTGTCCAAATATAGGTCCTTTTAAGATAATCCTCAAGAGCTAATATTGTTGTTGTTGCCATTTCGAAACATCGGTCAAAGGTCGATTCTGAGATGTTTGCTTGAAATATTGATGAGGCATTAATCGTCGTGAGGGCGGAGGAAGTTCTGCTTGAGTAGCAGTTCCTTCTCCGGTTAGTTTCCCCACACCTTTTCCGAGTTGACCGCCAGCCCATTCACCTGCCATCCCCGCTGGGATAGATCCAAGCATTCCAACCGGCCCAAAAGCTGCCCACCCCAGAGCTGTTCCTCCGAGCATACCTCCAATACGTTGTGCCTTATTAGGTTCAGGATCCTGTGAAATCTGATAACCCTCGTAAGCTGGAAGTCCGTAAATAAGTCCCCCCATTGCTGTAGCTTTTATCGGGTGTTTTTTAAAACTGGGCAACGCAAACATAGAACGGATAGAACTTCCAGGAGCCATTACTTTTCCTGACCGGACTTCTCCCATAAATTTTTTAGGGTCTCCTATCATAAAGCGTTTGGCCCCCTGACCAAGACGTCCGAGCCACCCGGGAGAAAATACCTTGGCTTCTTTCTCCATGCCCATAAGGTGAAAAACAGAATCACGACCAGCTTGTGCAGCGTCTAAAGACATTAATAACGTCCCTGTTCTCCTTTACCAAAGTCCACTCCCATAATATACGCCGGAACAGGGTGAACTCCGTGGAGATCTGACTTTTCTCCAAAGTGAGCTGCTTGCTGAAGAGTAACTTTCAAATTACGGTGGGATAGTCGAGCCATCCAATCGGGATTAAGCAGGGGCGCACGGGTTGCAGGTTTCATTACAAACTCTATCTCTGGAGCCCTCGGAGCAATCTGAACACTTTTTACGTTTTCTTTTTGTAAAAATCTTGCAACAGATGGAGTAACCCTAAGACCTGTAGAATATTGGAAATAATCTTTTCCGAGTGTTTGTCCAATTGCATCCTTAACTGGTACTTCCTGCGTGTCACGCCCTAGTGTAGATTGAATTTGGTTATAACTTACTATGTCACCCTTTAAAAATGTATTTCCAGGATCATCTACAATCCTCGCAAAGTCTAGTTCACCTCGGGCCAAGAGTTCAAAATGACGCTGGTCAAGATCACGACCTTGATTACGGTATAGATCTTTTAGGGTATTCACCATGTAAAGACGCCCCGCCCCGAGGCCTTTGTATTTAACCACCTCATCAGGTTTTGGAATACCCTCACTTAATACATCCCCCGCCTCCAGGACATCTCCTTTTTGAACAATCACACCAAGATTAGGACTGACGTAATGTTTTTCGTTATCAACAAAAACAAAATGTCCTCCCTGGGGGGCAGTCTCGATATTCTTAATTTTTCCAGATATTGATGCCAGAGTTGCTTTATTAATAAACGTTTTAGGTGACTCAATAATTTGTCGGAAGCCTACGATGCCTCCTACTTTTTTACGCTCACCCTTCGCGGTACGCGTACCGTGCTTAGCATCCAGTGCAAATTGTGTTAGGGGTTCGGCCATAGCCTGAGCAGCACGGACGCCTACATTGGTTCCCATCTCCTGAATATTCCCTTTTTCGTCGAGGCCTTGGCACTTCTGGCAAACTCCGTCTCCCGCTTCACAAGTCATAGGAGAACGTACCAATACCTTAGTACTTGTGCGTGCCAGCTTAGGCTGTAGTAGCGAAGTGATAAGCATGTTACGTCGGAAAGGCCCGGTATCTCGAGCTAAGTATCTATCGATAACATCAGGATTTGTGGTTTTCAGGAGAATTCCATTAGTGGTTCCACAGTCATCTTCCGTAATTATGAGATCATTCATATTGTTAATTAGAACTTTAGACAATTCTCCAGGCTCGGAGACAGAGGTACTTGATTTGATAGTATTCAGGATTGCTTCGTTACCTGCCACCCAATAGTCCGCGGGAGATAGACCTTCACTGTAGGATTTCTGAATGATCCAGGGAGCTGTTTGTCCTGTAGGTTCATTGGAGGCAACAGGGCCTGCGACAATACCCATGAGCTGAAACGATTTTCCTCGGGCTCCAGAACGAACCTGCTGAGTAAGTGACCCGGGATGGCGCATGACCATTTTTTGCATTTTTTCCTGCGCGGCCTCAGCAATAGCCCGGTGTTTATCTGCTAACTTAGTTTCCCTAAATCTTTTCAAATACGGAGCCAAGGTTTGATTACGAATAGAATACTCCGGAGTAATATCGTCAAGACCTACAGAAAGTCCTGCTTGTGTTGCTAATTCATCTCCTAGTTTTTTGAGCCGCGTTACGAGTTTTGCGTATTTAGTAGGATCTTCCTTAGCCAAGATCACCATACGCTTAGAGAAATCTTTTTTAGTCACTGCCCCAGTGACACGATGTTCGTGTGGAAGGGTATCGTTAATTAGATATTTTCCGAAGGTTTCAGTCATTTATTTACCTAAGTTTAACGGTTTCATACCTACGGATTTAAGTCCTTTATCTATGTCAACGCTCCCCAAGTCATGGGCTGCTGTGGACTGTGCTGCTTCCATTTCTTTTAAGAATTTTTGACTTTCTTTGAGTGCTTTACGGCTTGCAGCATCATTAAATCCTGTCAAGGTTTTAATCATCTGTTTAGTGGACTTTATCATTCCTTTGTAAGGCATTGCCACTTTCTCAATAACTTCGTCTGCGATTTGGTTTGCTGTCTTCTTCATCTTTACCACCTTCCCACCATAATAGGTGAAGCTCCCTCGATTCGTTCTCCCTGCATACTATGAGGACCTGACCATCCTGTGCGTCTGTTGAGTCTCTGCTGTATTCCCAAGTTAGTACTCTTACTCTGGTTTTTAGACTGTAGTTCGGGAATTTCTTGGAGCATTTTTGCTAAGGAGTCTGCTGCACCCCCCTGATCAGCGTTCTCCAGGGGCTGGTTCGTTTCACTTACAGGTGGAGAGCCCTCCATACCCATGGTTCGACGGGCTGCTATTTTTTCCATTGTCAGCCTATACCCCGTATTAAACGCCTCAGACATATCGGCTCCCTCTTTTGTACTTGTTATATTTCTCAAAAGCCAGGTTGTATCCTTTGTCCTAAACAAATGATAGGTCTCCCCTGTGTCCTTTTCAAACTTTATTGAGTTTGGTTTAGCCGTAATAATTTTTACAGGATTCTTTTCAACAATACGAACGGTTCCAGCACCATACCCTTTACCGATTGTACGTGTCTTGTCTGCACCAAACTGGAGAGCATACTCAGCAGTATGTGTAGGAGTTTGGATAGCCAGAATAGGACGATCCTTTTGTGCCGGAAACTTGGTCTTAGGAATTGCCCAAGAATGCGCAAAGCCTGTACTAGGATCTACCAGACGAAGATCAAAATGTTTACCTGCTTTTTTTGCGTTATGTTCCTGAACTGCAAGGGTCCAATGTTTCCCGCTCTCTTCAGGAATTGGTTGAATAGTTCGCTCCATAGAAATTCCGGGCGCAAATTCTTTACGCTTAAGAACTTCCTCAGGAGTAGCATCTTTCTTAGGATCGAATTTATCTAGTTCATTATTTTTTAGAGGTAGAGCTACGAGCCCGGTCTCGCTGTGGAGTGAGTACGGGGCCCGAAGGGATCCCTTGTTATGCAGGGTAGACACATCCAGGCGAATTTCACCCTTACCCGGGGGCGTCAGAGTATATGCTGGGGTAGTTTTGAGAATTCCGCCCAGTTCAGACTCGAGCTGTTTGCGCATTCTATCGGTATTACGGGGCTTATCCAAAAAGCCACGAACGTGGAAGCCACGCCCTCCGGAGAAAGAGATGGCGACATCACGGACGTTGGGTACGGAACGTACAGTTTTTGCAACATCCCTGACAGCTGGTTTGAGTTGTGCGGTAGAAACGCCTTTACCGGGATCGATATCAACCCATACCTCCTGTGTTTGGTCTCCTACGGTAGGATGAAACTCAGTGTAACGACGGGATGTATAATAATCGAGATCATCTTTCGAGTCAATCCGGATGGGTTTGTTCTTCCCAAGATAGCGTTTAAATATCTGCTGTGTTGGAGACCTAGACATAACTGCGAGTAAGTTACGTCCAGCCAGAGCTGCTAACATACGTTGCTGGATGACAGGGTCAGTATAGTAGTCGTGGACATCCTGCTTAGTAAGAGGATTTCCGCCAGTTAAGCGGGCGCTCCAGGAATTGGGGGAAGTAGCCACTTACTTTTTACCTACCTTCACTCGAGTTCCTAATCCAATCTTACCCGCATAATATGCCTTCAGGGCATCTCCCTTGTTTTTAAAATCTTTTGTAGTGGTATTTTTATCATCTACTTCAGTAGCATGAGCGAGACCCATGATGGCCTCCATTTCAGGGAAGACTAGGAGACTGTCCCGGGCTTTGTCACTGAAGAGCATGTGAGATAATGTGATATCCTTGGCATCATTAACTGCTTCCGGACTGACGGGGACATGGATATTCATGCTGTCACCATCATAATCTGCATTCAAGCTCGGTTCCATAAAGGGATTAATTCTAATCGTTTTACCGGGAACAGCTTTGGGGAAGGCACCAAGCATGTTGTATCGATGCAGCGTAGGCGCCCGGTTAACTACTACAGGCCTCTCCTGTATTTCTCGCATAAGCATGTCGCGTGCTCCAGGATGCCGCTCCTCAACCATCTCGCGTGCCTGAAGAGCCTTGTAACCATTCTGTACCAACCGCTTAACCAAGAATTTTTCATACATTGTCCAGAGCATATCTTCAGGAATTCCTACTTCATCAATCCCCAGGGTAACGTCAGGTACAATAGTTCCGCGGCCAGAAACATCCTGTGTTTTTGAAATCAACTTGGATTGAAAATACCCAAGCTTAGGAGTGGTTCCCGCAATGGCAGTCAGGAATCCTTTGTGACCTCGTGCTCTAGATTTTTGAGTAACAGGGTCATTGGTTCCGTAGATAGCTCCCACAGCTTCTTGGAGGGCTGGCCGTAAGTTTTTATCTTCATCCAGCAAAACTTTGTTTTTCTTAACATCCTTGAACTGATTATTAATGTAGATAAGATCTCGGTAGAGTGGATTAATATCCCCGTACATGATCTCCTGACCACCCTTACCAGGGATGATGGGGCGCACTACTGGAGGCACTACGGGTATCTTTGAAACGATATAGGCTTTGTCAGGAGTAAGGTCTAGTTTTTTCAACGACCGTAGATACTTAGTCTGTTTCAAATCATTATCAAGTTGCGTCCCTGATTTCTTTTTCATCGATTTATACAAGTCACGAAGACGCTGATCTATATTAATTTTAGCTAATTCTTTTTGGATATGCTTAGCACCCTTTTCATTAACTGCAGTATTGAGTTGACTTACTGTCATGCCTAAAAGCCTACGAACAGGGTCACGGAATACGGGACTAATAACAGGCTCAGCCAAAGACACATGGCTGAACTTAGTCCCTTGCAAACCTCCTGTTATAGCTGGATCAAAGAGTCCGCCTACTTCCGGTCGAAGGTCCCGGGCTCTAACTAATTTTGCATCTTTGATTTCCCCCGCAGATAATTTTGTAACATCAGCGTCAGTCAAAGGTGCAAGAGACATTATATTTTTATGGCGGTTAACCTTGATGCCAGCTCCAGTAAGCATGTTCAAAAACTTATCAGCTGCAAAGGTGGTTTTTGGTTGTGGAGTTGGATACCCTAGCTGCAGTGCTCGCCAGTATTCATCGTTTTTTTGACTTTTAATTGCGGTGGCTTCACGAAGCATGTTTCTAGCATTGTGTCCTATCAGTGCATCAAACTCCATTCGCCCCAGAGTCTTGGCGCTCAAGGCACCGCCCTTGGTGGGTTGAAGGTTTACGTCGTAACTTCCTAGACCGCGGGCTCCGTAGTTAGTATCTGTGGACTTAAACAATTTCATTATAAATTGACGACCTACAAATACTCCCGGAATCTTCTTGCCCGTTCGGGGGTCATACACAGTTTCTTTATCTTTGATCCCGTGTTTTTTGAGTAACTCTTTTGCCCACTTAACATTATCTTGGCCTGAAAAGTTTTCAACAAGCAGGGGTTTACCTCTCTTCTCCGCAACTTTTCCTACCGCAGATTCAATAATCTGACTGGGGTTTACTCTAGAAACTACTCCGGCAGAAGTCATGATGAGATCAATAGGTTTTCCAGCTTCATCCGCAATCATTTGGTCGTCAGGAATAATTTGGGAGATAACTCCTTTATTGCCGAAACGTCCTGAATTCCCTGACCAGACAGTAGTTCCTTTAACGCGGACATAAAGAACATGATTGGGAACTGTAACCCCCCATACCGGTTCTTTTGATTTAATTATTCGTTCTTCTTGACCATTTTGTGTTCGTGAATGCCCATGATTTATTTGGGGTGCTAACTTAGATTTAACAATCCGAACACTATAACATAAACTCCAGTTAGGATTATCTGGCATCTTTTCTTTTATATTCGCCGCCCATCCTGCGTGGAGCACAAGACGTTGAACATCATCCGCTAGTTGTTTTGAAACAGTAGAATATGACCAACTACCGCTCTGAGAAGCATTTCCGTCACAGCCCATTAATCCTTCCAACATAGCCTGTGCAGCGTCAATTCCCCACGTGAAAACCTCAGGAGGAATATGTTTATCTTGAGCATGACCAAATTGAGATACATATTCCGTAAGCTGCCGAGAAGAAATGTTATATCGATCTTTCCGTTGTTGTCCTACAAACCCACAAGCATTAATAATATTTTGGATCCAAGTATGCTGGTCTCCCGATACACTGTGTGTTTGCCCTTCCACGGTGTGTATAGCAGTCCTGTATTCGATACTTCCTTTACGGTCTTTCCGCATATGAACTAAAAAACTTCCGTTCGCTAAATACGCGCCCAAAAATCTACACCATGCTAGCGTATCAATCTCAGGTAATTTTTTAGATTTTCGTCCTACCGTTTTTCGTATAACTGTGGGTATTCTAACTGCCCGGGGGGTTTCTGCTTGCCAAATTCCATCTTTCTTATGTCTTACACGTTTACCCAATACTTTTTGAGCTTCTATTAGTGCATAATCTTGCGCATTCCGAGTTTTTACATACAGATTATGATTAGGTGTGACCCTCAGGTTAACTTGTTGGGATTCTAGTTCATACAGTTCGTCCGCGCTGTTATACCGATAAAGTTCTGTAGGCAACTGAAGCTCTATATTTCCATTTTGTTTGAGCGTATAGAGTACGGTATTGTAATCTACTTCAGATATAGGCAACCACCCGCCGGTAGTAAGTACATCAGTATCTTTTGTGTAACAGAGTTTATCACCAACCGTGGCTCTTTCTCTAGTTTTAATCGTGAGCGCAATACGCTTGGGAGTTTTTACAACATCGATAACTTCGCCCTCATAGTCATGGTCCCACCCCTGCTTAAACTCCCGGTAAGGTCGAGCGAGAGACCTATGCAATTTTCCAAGAATGATGTCGTCAGCAGTCATTTCAGATTTACGAAGACCCAGAATTACAGGATCCCCACTCTTAATTTTAGCTCCCGGTTTGACTACTCCCTCATTGTCCAGAGGACCATACTGGTCTTTCGTGTAGCCGTGTCCATAATATGTTCTATGTTTTTCCCGGTTAAACGTGAGGTCATTATCCCGGGTAACAACAATCTTATACATTCGTTCTGATGTTAGTTTTCCGGCGCCACCTTCACTTACAACCACGGCGTCATTAGAGTTTGCTCCGTAGTAAGGCATGTAAGCTACCCGTAGGTTCTTACCCAAAGCCAGCTTGCCTCCTCGAGTAAAATTAGACTCTCCTAAAGTTTGTCCACGCTTTACGCGGTCCCCACTTTTTACTAATATTTTGTGATCTAAGTACGTCTTAGATGCTAAAGGAAAATCTTTCTCATACGGAACTTTAACGGTCTTACCCCCTACAGCACCCACCTTTTCACCGTCAGGACGTATATAGATATACTCATCAGTAACTCGGGTAACTGTTCCATTGATTGGTGCCGTTGGATTAATAATGCTCCCCATCAAACTTTCGAAGGAGTCTCCTGTTTGGGACTTAACCTGTACCAGGGGAGCTTCGCGATCTACTAGCGAAAGCGCTTGAGTACTCATCTTGGAACCCATAATAGCTCGGTTACCCTGGGATGATTCTATAAACGGAACCAGATTAGTCGTGGGACTATACATGGCGGATACATGTGGGATTTGATAATCTACCTGAGATGCAGGAAGCACTCTAACTCGGCCCCGGTCTAAGACATCTACTTTACCTGTCATTTTCTGACCTGGAAAAGCCAATATCTTTCGCTGGATTTCTCCTGCACGAATATATTTAGATTTCTTTTTCTTTACGTCGTAAACGGGGACATAGATATTGCCGTTATTATCGCGCTTAACCATCATAGCAGCACGGACGTCTATACCTGCTCGGAAAGACTCGGGAGTACGTATAGGATCCAGGGCACCAATCTGAGTAGGATGTGTGTACCGAGCTTCTATAGGAATAGCACGCTCTGACGAGATCCCTCCTTCACCCAAAGAAGTAACCCGCATGGCAGCATCAATTAACTCCATAGGATTAGTTTGCGTAGGCACAGATGCTAACTGAGAGCTATTGATAAACTTAAGAATCCCCTTAGTAAACGGGCCTGACGCTAGAGCTTTCTTAAGTTCCGGTACAACTTCCATTTTGATTGCAGTTTTTCGTGCCACGTCCCGGGCGTCAAGCTTGATACGTTCTTTAAAGAAATCTTCGACACCATGAATAGTTTTAAAATCCAGGTTGTCTCGGTCGTCGACCTCCGCGTCTTGTTTAAAAATTTGGAGTACTTTACCTGAAGCATCTAAGAGACTGTCCTGAGAAACACCAGAGTAGCGTTTACCTAGCGTGGCTTCATTGACATCCGGGTCCATGTGGGTGTCAGCGTAACGCGCAAAAATCTCATCTATTTTATCAGAGGTACCCGCACCTGCTTTTTGGCGGTATTCCGGGATTATTTTGTTGTAAAGTTTATCTACATGTTTATCAGCATTTTTACTTAGTTTTTTATGATTTTGTTCTGCAAGTTTTCGACCCCATATCTTAGCAATACGCTCATGAGATACTCCGGCTTTACGGAGAATTGTATACAAGGGTATTTTTGAAGAACCGTATTCAAGTTGCGGTTCTCCTTTCTCAGGGTCCATAGTGATATTAAAGTTGTGGCCTCCAACGATATTAAAGTTAGCTTCGAGAACTTCATTAGCACGTTTACGCGCATAGACTCCCGGCTTGGGCCGTACCATATTAGAAACAGAATACTCGTTGCCCCCTACAATAAATGTGTGGCGAGGAGTAAACCAAGGAATCCTGGCCATGGTAAAATCTTTGAGTTCGTCAATTAATTTGCCATCTTTATCTTTGAGTCTGAGTGTTCCTTTCACAGCCTCATGCAAGGTATCCCCCCGGAGAAGCGCTGCCTTTTGGTCTGACGGAGAAAAATCTTTGTCTACAAATTTCAGGTCCAAGACTTCTAATGTTTTATTGCGCGATTTTACAGGGAAAGATTCACGAAGTCCTTCCATAACGCGCTGCTTTATAGCTGCCCGTTTTTGTTCCGGGTCCATCATAATGGGGGTCAAGTCTGGCATGAGCTACTCCTGGGGTTCGAAGACAATTATAGAGCAAGCTATTGGTATAAGAAACTAGAAAGGAGGTTGTTTATGGTAATAGTCTTCTTGCGAATTCTGATAGGGTTTTAACTGAAAGCTTTAAAAATAGGGTTGTGGCGCACAGCCCTCTATTTTTTGGTTGGGTCATGCGGAAAGATGTTATCCATTTTATCACGAACTCTTTTAAGTTGATCCAGTTGCTTAAGTTTTTCAGCGTCTACTTCAAGCCATGAGATATGTACACAACGTGTGCCGTCTCGGAGATTAAAAAATTCTTGACGGTCTAACAGAAAATCTCCTGAAAGACACTTATCTCTTATGACTTTAAACTCCGCTTCCTGTACGTGGGGGCACACATAGTCACCAACATCAGGGAGACGTATCTCAATGTTGTCGTCATTAAGAGCCGCGGCACAACGGGCGCATACGTCCCAGGGACGCCAAAGAACAAAAACCTTGGAAAAAGATAAGTAGTTAAGCTCAATTCCGGATTTTCCCGGCTTAACATTTTTCCCTATGATGTCCTTTTGGGCGCTACGAAAAACGCTGTTGGTAGGGAGATCAAACTCATCGGGAGGTTCTGCCATGGACGGGCGTCCTTGTTTAAGCGCAAGGTCCGCGTACGTTTTGGTTGATTCGTCTTGTGCCATATTATGCCGGACTCGCGGCTGTCTGCCGCTGTTGCGAACTATTAAAATGTTCAAGCCGCTGAACTACCACGGCGTAGAGCACATAGTCTTCCATCTGAAGAGTATGTAGCTCGCTCTTTTTTGTGCCTTCATCTAACTGTGTAAGGCGCCCTACTATAGCATCTGCCTCAGAAATAACTTGCAGAGGATTGTACCCGGAACCTCCGGAAGCTTGCTGCGCGTCTACCATGATCTGTGTAGCCATGTTATTTTGAATTTTATTAATCTCAAGCTGAATCTCTTGCTGTTGGCGCACACGATCCAGGGTTTCCTGCTTAATTCGGCTTTCTTCTTTGTTAAGGTCAACTTGATTTAGTTCCGCAATGGTCTGGTCAGAGATAACAGGTGCTCCTGACTGTTGCCCCTGCATCCACATTTGCATGAGCGTTTGTTTTTGCAAGACGTCATCAACCATACGGAAAGGCTTCATGTCCACGCCTATGCGTTCCCACCCAAGGAACTTAGAACAACCATCATCCACCCACTGCAGGAGATCTTTAATATCGTTGATATGGGTTTCGAGTTGGTTCTCAATCAGGCGCAAAGTAATTTCCATCCCACTACGAGTGAGCCCGCCATATAGGAATTCCATAGGAACCCCGAGGGCTGCTACAATATTTTTTTCTGCTTCCTGAACTTCCCCCAGAGTAAGTAGCATTTTACCCTGGCCACCAATCTGGGAAACATTCACAGGAATAGGCGCATACATAATATGTAAGGGGTCTTGGCGGTACTGTTTAAGGTGCCAATCCATCCGGGTTGTCCAGTTTTGAAGACTGATAGTAGTAACTGGATCCGCCTGTTGTGATTGCTGTGCCGGGGATAAAATACGCCAGGGTACAAGGTGATCAAGCGCGATGGCTTCATTACTTTTACGTAAGACAGCAGTAAAATGGAAAAGCTGAATAGCCGAAATAAGAGGAGGTAGTCCCCACTGAGGATTCACTCCCGCAGGACCCGCAGTCTTAATATGAAAAATAGCATCCTTGGCAAATTTGAACTTTTTATTTTCTTTGATAGCCTTAATAAACCCGAGGGGTAGCGTATCAATAAGTGCTTTATGTCCCTGCTGCACCCGCTGTACTACGTCTGGTGGAATCTTATAGTAATAGATAGAAGTACCCGTCATCGGGTTGTAATCAATATCCATCATCTTGGGATCCCAGCGGATGAAATTCACCTGCTTAGCAAGCATAACCTTGCGATCCTGAATATTTTCCTCTCCTACAATTACGTTAGCGTCACAATTTCCACACTTATATTTGAACGTCAGCTTGGAAAGATTGAAGGTGTACTCTATGTGCTGAATATTTGTAAGAGTACTGCAGCGATCACACTTCAGGTAACGAATAAACGGCTGGTACATACTCATGAAGGCGTTACCGTAGACGTACTTATCCAGAGTAGTCATGATGAGCAGCTCGCGAACACGGATAACATTTTCCAGCAAATGCTTATGTTTTTTTCTTAGTGATTTATTAGTGGTACTATAAGTAACTTCTGTGATGGGGTATTCGCCGAACTTTCTAAGTGCGGCGTAAACATGGGCGCTGTTATAAAAAAGGTACTCTGTCCAGAGGAAAAGTTCCTTGAGTCTACGCGGTGTTATCGTCTGTAGAAACGTCCTGTGAGGGTTTGCATGAATACCTGCACCACCCGTAGAAGATCCGCTGGTCATATTTGACAACGTTGACATATTTTTATCCTTTAATAACTTCTATACCTTATCAAATATTACTGCTAAAGGGAAGCAAATGGAAGTAACATTAGAACACCTCGGTAAAACTCCTGTGTTTATTGTCCAGGATGAATCTCCTGAGTGGAAACGGGTGTACGGCGCGACCTACCAAAAGCAATACAAGCGCTGGCTGTTCCCTGCATTTCCACCGTTCATACAAAAAGTACAGCACGACGTACTTAAGGTCTACCCTAAAATTACTTACAGTGAAGAAGCCGCTGTCTGGGCGGCAGAGATTACCGACGTAGAGAAGATTAAGGAACGAGTTGCTTCTACTAAGTTCCCGGTCTCTAGTTACGAGCACCAGACTCACGGGCTCGAAACACTCCTTCACAACTGGCGCTATGTTCTTAATTGGGAAATGGGGACAGGAAAAACTAAGATTATCATAGACTTAATGCTGATGCTCAAAGGACAGCGTGCCCTTGTTCTTTGTCCTTTTGTGGGCGTCGAGAACTGGGTTGAGGAAGTAAACACCTTCTCAGAAGGGCAACTTAAGATAGTTTCGATCCTCGGAAAATCTAGGAAAGCCAAATTTGAAAAGCTTGTTGAAACCTCGGACGCAGATTTAATTGTTACTTCCTACGACACTGCACGTCTCTACGGTATCCCCTATCTTTCCCCTGCTGTTAGCAAAATTTGTCACGCAGTTAACCAATACCCCACAGATACTCTCAAAAAATACCTCATGCGGCTCAACAGTACGATAGAACAAAAACGCTTGACTGAGGAGTGGGTAAAGGGCCGCAAGGTACGCGATATCGGACTGGAAGTTTCCGAACTTCGAACCGATAATATTCAGTGGCTCTCAGAAATCCCGTATGACGTAATTGTTGCTGATGAGTCTCACAGGATAAAACAGCTTTATAGCCAACGTACCAAAGTATGTTTACGGTTATCCGCCTATGCAGCCAGACGTTACGAGTTGACCGGTACTCTTAGTTTAGGAGACCCCCGGGACCTTTATCCTCAACTCAAGTTTCTTGCGCCCTACACGCTCACGGACACTTGGGAGGAGTTCTGTACTAAGCATGTGGATTATGCACCTTGGCATAAACACATAGTTATCGGGTATAAGAACCTCCATGAACTAAATGCACGTGTTGATCAAATCACCGACCGTAAAAAACTCGATGATTGTGTAGATCTTCCTACTCGAAGATTCGAGACTGTTTACTTTGACCTAACAAAAACTCAGATGCGAGATTATAACTACGCCGTAAAAGATATGAAGCTGGATATCCCTAACGCAGATCCGCTAGAGTTACAAAACGGAGCTATTCGGTTATCAAAACTTTTACAGATTTGCAGCGGATTTTATTATTATAGTATCGATGATAGAATTTGTGACGACTGTCCTCACGTACGCGCCTGCGTGGATGAGGGTATTCTTCCAGGTACTCCGAAGTGCATCCAACAGGTGAAGGCTGCAGGACGCCAGGAACAACATTACGGCGTAAACCCCAAGTTGAATGTCTACGGAGATCTTCTTGAAGACCTACTCTCAGGAGGACATAAGATAATTACCTGGGCCAACTTTACGGCAGAACTGGACACCATCGAAGCGCTCCTGATTAAAAAGAAGATACGGTACGTTCGAGTCGACGGAACAACAACAAAAAATATTAAAACATTAGCGAAACAGTTTCAGGAAAATCCAGAAATACAGGTATACCTTGGACAAATTACGACGGGGATCGTTATTACGCTGACAGCTGCCAAGTACGTTATATCGTATGGGCGTACGTTTTCCCTTGAAGACTGGCTTCAGTCTTTAGGTCGAAGTTATCGTATAGGGCAAAAAGAAAAGACAGTAGTCTATTCCCTCTGTGCTCGCGGCACGGTAGAGCGGCAACAGTTGATAGCCCTGGAGCAAAAAGAAGATATATCCCACACGTTAACCCACAAACTTAATTGTTTACTGTGTAAAAAATATAAAAAATGTTTAGAAAAGGGGACTCTTCCATGGACAGAACACTGTGTTTTAAGTACAACGGTTAAGAGAGTTGTATCTAAAGCAACGTGTGTTTACCCAAAACTGGAGGAATCATGAAGCTAACATTGGAGTATGACGAAGTCGTTAAAATGCTGGAGCAACAATTAGGCCAAGATATTTCCTCCGAAGATCTTAACATTACAGCAGACCCGTTTAGTATAGAAATCTGCAACCTGAATTTAGACCAAATTATTCAAATAAAAAAAGGATGTAAGCTATCGCCTGTAGTACCTGCTGAGTCTATTCCCAGCTTGGAACCCGAGGCTGAAAAACCTATGTCTGAAGTCAATGGAGTTAAGGAAATAGCTAACATGCTGGGACAAAGTCAAGAACTTACACAAACGGGTGGGGGTGCAGGTATTGTGCCCGAGAACCCTGCAGAAGTACCTGCGGATTTCCTTCCTGCCGGAGCAACGTACGACCAACCAGGAGAAATGAGCCAAGATGAAATACGAAGCCGTAACCGGTAAACTACCCGTGGCTAAAGTCGCGGAAAAAGATTATGTCAAAACGCAAAACAAGGAGACCTAATTTTCAAAACCTATAACTCTTGGAGGACGGCATTATTATGAACAAGCCTAAACCCCACCCTAGTGGGCGCCAATTTATTTACCCTGTAGCAGAAGACCAGTTTGTAGATGAAGGATTACCGCGTAAAGTTTTTTCTAATTCTCAGTTTAATACCTACCGTAAATGTCCCCGTCAATATATGTACGCGTACCTTCAAGAGTTAAAGAAACCTCCGGGAATTGCGTTAATAAAAGGAAGTTCAATTCACGCGGGAGCAGAAGTTGTTCACTTACATACGATTGAAACTGGAAAGTTGATGAGTCTCGGAGAGGCATCACAACATGTGTCCGAGATATTTGATAAAGAAGCAAAAAAGGTTGAAGACTGGACTATCAATGGAGAAGAAGTCAAACCGGATTTTGTTAAGGTAAGAACAATCTCTAATTTTCAAGTCTACTATACTGATGCTGTTCCCAAAATCAAACCGATTGCAGCCGAAAAAACTTTTGCAGTAAAAATAGGTACGGTTCCTGTCATAGGTGTTATCGATCTTATAGATTCTGTTCCTGGAGAATATACAGTAGATGATGACCCGGAACAGCCTCCTCCTGAGGTAGAGGTTGTATCGGATTTAAAGACTACAGGACGTATGTGGCCAGAAGCTAAAATCAGAGAATCATCTCAGATTACACTTTATACTATCGTGGAGCGCACAACTCGTGGGCGTTTTGACTTCTTACTTGACCAGAAAAGTGGAACCCACTATAAACCTAGAAAGACAACACGAACGTTAACCGATAAACGCATCCTGGTAGAGGATATGGAACAAGTGGTTGATCTTATCAAAAAGGGAAACTTTCCACGTTGTGACCCGACCCTTACTAACTGGGTCTGTACCCCAAAATGGTGCGGGTACTACGACCTATGCAAAGGTCCAAAATGATGAACGCAAAAAGCTGGGCGGAATTGTCGACTAAAGAATTCTGGGCCTTAGTAGCTAAAGAAGGACAGAAAGCTCATGATGAGTTCCTTAAGCTTTGGGAAAAAGCGGGTACCGCAGTTCTTTCACAAGCTGAAGCAGTATACTGTTTAGATTGTTTATTCCTGGATACCCATAAACGAATCAAAGAGCGTATGCCCGGACTTGTTAAGTATTACCCTACGAAACAAAAAACTAGAGGGCGCTTATCCTCCAAGGAACACCTCTGGTGGGTAGACCACTTTACTGCGGGGATTAGTCATCAGTCTACTCTCTCGTGGTTCAGCTCAAACAAGACCAAAAAAAAGAAAGACGGCACTCTTAAGTATAACGGAGCGTCTACTCATTTTGTACACGGGTATAGCGGACTTCCTTTCTATATTATTCCTCTTGAGGACGGTGCGTGGCATGAACCCCGTCGTAACTCCGATTCTATCTCTATCGAGATGGTAAATGCCGGGAAGATTGAAATGAGGAAGAATGCGCGGGGAAAAGAAACCTGGCATTTTTGGGCTCGAGAAATACCCAGGGAATTAATAGACAAACTTCCTCCGGTTCGATTGGGGGACCCCTATCGGGGCGTCAAAATTATGCAGCCATACCCTACTACCCAGATAATTAACAATATTAAACTCAAACGTATTATTATTGCGGCATTACCTGGACGTCTGGATCGTGCGCGAATGAGTCAACATACTGATTGGCGTAAACACAAAACTGATATGGGACCCTTGTGGCCCTTTGACGATGTTAATGACGCCGCCTATAACACGATCCCAATATTAGAGCATGACTTCATTACCCGTTACTGGGACACCCTAGAAGATGAGGTAGGTGACCTTTGGGGTGGTCTAGAGTGGGACGAGAGCGTTAACCCCAGCTACGGGGACGAGACACCTACGCATGATGACGACCCTGATAAAGATGATTCCGAAGTTTGGGGTATTAGAGAGGTACAAGAAGCTCTTAATATGCAAGGGACACGTTTGGCAACTGACGGTAAATTCGGATCCAAGACTAAACAGGCACTCATAATTTTTCAAGCAAAGTGGAACAGTGAACACGAAGATGATAAGATAAAGGAAGATGGAATTCCTGGACCAGAAACAACGCAACGACTCAAGGAGGCAATGAAATAAGCATGTCAGTCGAAATTACTAACAAGTGTGACCGATGCGGTCGCTCGGATTCTCTTCATGTTTCTCACGATGAACTCGTGGAATGTATCGAAGAACGTAAAACAACGGAAGCAACGGTAGAACAAATTACCAGCATAGTTAGAGAAATTTGGGATGCCGATAGCAAGCATTTCCCAGCAGTGATTACAATTTCAGTTGTAGACGGTCAACTCACTATTCAGGACAAAATTTCTCTTTGTGGTCCCGACGAAAAACGTAGTAGGGGCGGCAACGGATGTGAAGCTCGAGTATTACAACTTGTAGACGAAATTCATCTCGACAAGAAAAAGGATTAGTTCGATGGAAAAATACGGTGTAGAGGAGCAGGGTCGTAAGAAAGTAGCCAAAGATAAAAAAGGTAAAGACACGTGTCCTGTTTGTGACTCACCTCTTGAGGACCAAACAAAAACAGGTGTAGACAAATGTCCTGTACATGGGACGGAACCTTTTGAAAAACATGACTAAGCTACGGAAAATACCCTCAGACGAAGCAAAACTTGAGTCTATCTCTGCGCTGTATATGCTTGTCTTTAATTCTGAAGAAAGCCTGGTGCCTCTCTCTCTTGAGTTGTATCACTTACTGGGAGAAATACTGGGCAACACCTTACCTAAGAATCTGCAAATGCATCGTGTCAACAAGAGCGCGTTTTTACGCGAGCTTTCGCTAGACAACTAACCTACAGGAGAAAACGCAATGACCGAACCTACCCAAAAAGAGAAGGCTACGCCTTCGTCCAAGGCTGAAAAAGTTTCAGTTGTTCCTACCGTCGTAAAACTCTCGGATATTATTTTCTCAGACGACTGGAACAGAGAAAAGATTGGAAATATTAGTGAGCTTATACAGTCGATTAAAGCTCGGGGACTGCTAGCTCCTCTCGTCGTTCGTGCCCATCCTACCAAGGCTGGAAAATACATCTTAAAAGATGGACGACGCCGTTATGCAGCACTTAAGGATCTAGGAGCTAAAGAAGCAAACGTGTTTGTAGACGTCAGTAAAGAAGAAAAGAATGCAACTACTGATCTTCGAGATTCCACTATTATTAACTCACAACGTAAAGACAACACGGACTACGAAAAAGGGCTGGTCTACAATAAGCTAGTTGAACAGGGGGCAAAGAGCACTGAAATCGCCAAAGATTTTGGAGTAAAAGAAGCCTTCGTTAGTCATCGCCTTTCTATTTTCAAGTTACCGGTTAAATGGCAAAACGAAGTCAAGAAAGAAAATCTCACGCCTACGCATGCTCGAATGTTTGCACCCTACTTCTCGAGTGAAGACGAGGGGGACACAAATATTGCAAATCAGCTGCTTGAGTCTATCATGAACGACAAGCTGAATTCTTCAGAAGCGCAGGAACGCCTCAACAAGTATACTGCGAAGAAAGAAGCAAAAGCGGCTGCCAAGGACGAAAAGCCCAAGGGCAAAGTTGCCAAGGGTTCCAAGAAAGCTGCAGCAGATAAAAAGGCAGGGAAAGAAGTCGAAGAAATAACTACGGAGTACACTCCTGCTGTCTTAAAAGAAATGAAAATGATCACACCCAAAATCAGTCAAGAGTGGTGCCAACATTTCGAGGAGCGCTTAAAGCGTACCTCGAGTCAAGTAAACCGCGCACGTATTAAAGGTATTCTAGAAGGTCTCGAGATCTCTAACGGAATACGAATAGAAGAATAGCCTTAAGAATAATTGTCGGGGGAGACAGCCATCCCTCGACAAGTTTATTACCAACAAATATCCTGAGCATCACCAACAGATCGACGCTTCATCTCTACACGCAAATCTTTTAGTAATTTTTCTTTTATCTGTCGTACTCGTTCTGGCGTAATTCTTGCGACAGACGCGAGCTGATGAAGACTCTTAGGTTGTGCACTTTTTCGTTCTTCTTGGGGAACATTATAGTATTGAATAACTATAAATTTATCCCGCTCACTTACATTCATGGACCGGATAGCATCTCGTAAAATACGTGCAGAGTTATCACCGATAGCGTCAAACTCTACGTCTTTATTATCCGACAGTGAAAGATTTTCTATAGTGGTAATTGAGTGAAAGAGGCTAGGAACATCTGGTAAAATAAACTCATGCGTTTTTTCTACGCAAGGAGGGAGATGTGCTATGTGGTCAGGCGTATGTGTTCGCATTTCACAATGGCGACAAACGTATGTTCCTTCTTTCATTTCTTTACGCATAGATTTCTGTTTATGCGAAGGGATATGAATTAGTCCCAGACTGTTAATCTCGTCCAACATTTCTTTTCGAATCCACCAGGCAGCATAAGTTAAAAATCTTGTTTCTTTACTCAACTCAAATTTGTCAACTGCGAGTATCAATCCAACGTTACCAGCAGATACCAGCCGCTGAATATGGGCAGGTTTACGGGAGAAACTTTTAGCAGTTTTCATAACAAAACGAAGATTAGAAATTATTAATTGTTCCCGGGATTTTGTATCTCTATCAGCACCGCAGGTAGGACATCTTTTAGGTGTAATCTGTATATCAAATTTGGCAGAACAAGAGCTACAAATATGTTGTCGCCCCTTAGCACTAGTCGTTGACGGAACCATTGTACCGCAAAACGGACAGTTGGTTTCCGGTATTTTTTGCGGAATAGGTGTGTCACAGTGGGAGCAGGTACGATACTGTAGTAGTAATTTACGTTCTTTTTCCGGTGTTAATACCTCATGTTTACCTACATCATCGTAATACGCCGTAAATACCCGGTCTAGAAAAAAATCATCGGACATTTTCAGCCTCCTTATAGTTCTTTTTAACACATATCGATGGACAATGTAATTGAATTGTCTTACCCTGAGGGTCCTTCAACAAACAGGAGAAATCACAATGACAAAGAAGAAGAGGACCAACGACGCTGTTGTGTCAGAAGACACAGCAGAAGCAGCTCCCCAGGAGCAAACAGAGGCTATTGCGAAGCCCGAAGATACCACTACGGTATCCCTCGCAAAAACACTTAACGGATCTGACTTATTCTTGGACAGGTATTTGACTCGTATAGAGGCTGTTGAAAAAGACATTCCTACTAAAGCTACCATGCGTGCGATTATTACTTCGCTACCTACAGAACAGCAGGAAGCTGTGGCAGCAATTATGCGACGTATGGCAACGGATAAAAAGGGGATCTATTCTTCGAATGACCGACCTGACTACACAGAGTTACGGCTCTACCAGGGAACAGGAGCAGACGCTAATCGACCTGAGACTGCTATCCCGGGACAGTTCTATCTCACGACTAAAGAAAATGTAGGAAAAGTTTTTGAAGGAACCGTAGTTGCTATCTGGGAAGGTCGTACTATGTGGCCGGATAGGGACGCCGGGAGTACTTCTAAAATGCCCGTGTGTACTAGCATGGACCGCCGCATGGGTAACCGTTTCGGTACCTGTGCTGATTGTCCTAACTTGCCCTGGAGAGATGGAAAGAAAGACCAACTCTGTAGCGATGATGTTATTGCATTCATGCTTCCTCGCGATCTCTCGGATATTGTCCTAGTACGTTTCTCACGTACGAGTGAACCTGCAGGACGACGACTCATGCGTTTCGCTAAAAAGGGTGGTATCTTTGGTCTTCCTTGGGAGCGCTGGTACCGGGTAACTTCCGAAGAGCACAAAGATACGGAACGATCTTTCCGGTGGTTTACGCAGGAAACAAATGTTAACGCAGATGAAAATGTTCCCGAGGAACTTCATGATTTCTGTGAAACAATGTGTACAAGTGCTGAAGTAGCTTATATTCTTCCAGGATTAGCGCGGATATATAGTCAAGCAGAAGAAGCCCGACAAAATAATCAGGGAGACGAGGGTGCCGGGGATCAAAAGTCCACGGAATCAGGAGATACTCCCAATTACGATGACATGGAAAAAGCACCGGATAACATGTAACAGGTAGTTGTCTGGGGAGAGGGCTCGCAAGGGCCCTCTTTCCTGGACTTTTTCAGAAAGGACTGTTTCCATGTCTACGAAAGATCCGCAACCCACCAAATTTGTGCTTGAACACGCTCCCTGGTCAGCAAGCAAAGCTAGTACTGCTGCTGAGTGTCCGAAAAAATTTTGGTTTTCTTATGTACTAAAAAAGAAACGAGGAAGAACTAACGCAGACGCAATGGTAGGACAAGTAGTTCACAAGGCCGTCGAGTATGTTCTCAATGGATATCCTCCAGCAAAGGCGTTTGATGCGGTTCTGGCTTCGAATGAACTTACTACTGAAGAGATTAATCGAGTTCAATTTTTTCAACCCGCAGTACAAAACTTTATTGAAAAATTTGATAAGTACTGCGTCCGCCATAGGGCTAATAAACCGCTGATCGAACTCCGGTTAGCCGTGGACCTTGACGGAAATCCTGTTAAATTTTTTGACAATAAGCGCGGGTTTCTACGCGGAGTTCTAGATCTTTCTTGCCTCTTTAAGGGAACATCTCATGGCCTGGTCATAGATCATAAGACAGGGAAAGAACATAACTTAAAATATTTTAAGCATCAGTTTGATAGCTATGTATGGTTACTTAAGGCTTCTCATCCGGATCTAACAAAAATTCAAGTAGGTATTAACTTCCTTAAAATAGATGTTGTGCGGTTCGGGCAGATGTATGATGTTACCTCAGCTGACCCGATACGGGATCGCATGATTAACTACTTGAACCAGGCTACTCACGATACAGCGGACTTCGAAAGAACCGGCGTATCTAAACTCTGCAATTGGTGCGATCACAAAGGATATTGTCCTGCGCACACTACGGAAAGCGGCAATGGCAAAGAAAACCTACAAAAGGAAAGGGATAACTCGAGAACAACTCTGGAAAATATGGACTCAAATTAGTCCCCAAAATTGGCTCGAGATCATCCGCACATTTAAGCCCAACCTTGGGTTTATGTTTGTATCCCAAGGGACACTCAAAGGACTCTGTCCTAGCCCGGATCACGCGGACACTTCCCCATCCTTTTACGCTAACGTTAGCCGAGGATTCTGTAAGTGTTACGGGTGTGATCTATATATTACGGATCCGGTTGAGTTTGTTGCTCTCCTGATGGATTCATCACCTTCGGAAGCCATGCAGTATCTCCAAGAGGGATACAAATTTCCTTTTCTATCTCAGAAAGTATTACAAGAGTTAGAAGAACAACGAACCAACCAGGAAACCAAACAAGCAATATATCAGACATCACATAGCTATATGCTAGACGCAGTAGCAACGCCGGGAAAACACCCGGCAGCACAACAAGCACTTGACTGGTTATATCTCGAAAGAAAAGTTCCGTTAGATATTCTTCACGCACTCCCTGTAGGTATCCTTCCACCACTAGCAGAACTCCAAGAGATCCTTTCAGATAATTATCTACGGAAACTCAATGAGTGGAAACTAAAAAGAAAAGAAGATAATGAACCTACTAATCTGACAGTACCCGCTACAGAATACCTGGCCGAAACTATGAAGAGTAGTCGATACAGCGGAGCTATCGTTTGGCCCCTACATGTTACTCCTCGGGACATCGGAAGACTTAAACTTCGAGTTCCTTCTAATGACTCTCCCAAAAAAATTGTAATCCCGGATGATGCATTTGAAAATCTTTTAGGTCTATACGGTCTTGGGTGGAGTGGTTATCAAGACTTTACCGACGTAAGGGGAAAAATCACACACGCGTATCTAACTGAAGGCGAGATGGATGTGATGTCTCTGATGGCTCGAGTAGCAAGTTCAGGAAACATTGAAGTTCCCCTTCTTTCTGTAGGAGGTAAAGGGGGGTCCGCCCATATTGAACCTATCCTGAGAGCCTCAGGAATTGATACTGCATTTCTTGTAGGAGACGCCCCGATAAGCCGCGGCGATTCGGTAGTTCAATCCTGGATTGAGAAGATGCCGGAGGTACATGCCCGGGTATTTGTAGGATGGGAAGAACTCCTACCTGCTAAAGATTTAGATGACGCAGTAATCCAGTATGGAGAAGCTAAAGTTATTGATGCTCTTCATAAAAAAGTTGCTAAGAATTTCGTACCTGTTTGGCGGTGGGCAGTAGAACGTGCTACTATAGATCTCGAAAATATAGATCAAGACGATAAACGTAAACGCCACGAAAAAGCCGCGGAGCACGGTAAGTATATCCGCAACAAAACTGACTGTGATATTTATGTAGATACTATTGCAGAAGCATTCGCGCTTAACACCAACATCGTTAAACGTGAAATTGTATCCAATGAAGACAGCGAACAAGGTTTTATAGCTCGCTGTACTGACGCAATACAAGACATCATGACTGTAGTGGGTACTCAACGCCGCAAGGATTCTACTTTTCTAATATGCCATAACAAAAAAACAGGACGGTATCATCAATTTCGAATAGGTGATGACCGTTCTATATCCTCAGAGCTAGCTACAATCTCGGGTTCTTGTTATGACTTTGTAGAGCAACATGTAGGTTTTCCTGCGTTCTTTACTTTGCCAGAACCTAGCCCTACGGGACACGTAATGCCTCTATTAGATAATCTCCTAAAATTCTATCTGCGAGACGCCGTTGCAGCACTTACCCCTGGCGCACCTGACTATGATGTTAGTCAACATCTTAGGCAGGGATATCATCGTACCAAGTTACCTAGTGAAGTTTACGTAGAGTACCTTGTCTGTGGTCAGTCTATATTCGCAATTGATAGAGAAAATGATGTGACTACATACCGGAAACTAAAAGGCCCCTCAGACAGAGACATTATTTTTGACGTAGGGTTAGAGGCTAACCACCGAGGACCTGCGTGGTTTCCCGGAGGACTTACGGAAAATACACTAGAACAAGGCGCCTCTATTGATGTAGCAAATATATTTAATTTTGTAGAAGAATATTACGATATTGGTTTCCAGTTTAAGAACCACAAAACAATGAAAACCTTTATCGCGGCGCTTCCTTTTATCATGTCTGTGATGGATGCTTTTCCAAATCCACTAATGATGTTTATTTCTGGAGACTCTTCTTCGGGTAAGTCTAAACTCGTATCTACATTTACGGGCCAGGATACCAGTATGCGAGATCTTCAGCTTTTTTACTGTTCACAATACGCCGGTAGTTACACGGAGGCGTCCATCGCGGGTGCTGCAAATAACGACCGACGTCTCATGGCTTTGGATGAATTTGAATCTGCAGACGGAACACGTAAGAGCAGTCATGTACTGAATATTTTTGAGCTGTATCGCCCGATGATTAACGGGGAAGTAGTAAGGGCTCGAGGTACTCAGCACGGATCCTTTTACGAAGCAACTCTTCGACACCCGGTTATATTCTCAGCAATTGTTACAGCTCAAAAGGCGCAGGATATCAACCGTGTAATTCACGTAGAAATGCAGCATGTCGCGCATAGACCTTCTCCCAATAATATTCTGCTAGAGCGTTTTGGAAAAACAGCGGTTAGAGGAATCGCTCGAGACATTGCTGTTTGTATGTATCCACATGTTCCTGAGCTTATAGCTAACTACGAACACGTGGCCGAAGCTTTCTACAAAAGAATTAATTCAACGTTACCTCAGAAAGTTGAAGAACGTTGGGCTTCTCACTTATTTCCTGTCCTGTCGTTCTTGAAACTTATTGGACGCGATTGGGAAGCCTTTTTCCGTGAGTTTGTAGAACAGAATAAACACGAAGTTAACATGCTTAGTGACGTGTCTATGTCTGACGATCTGTTCCATGCACTCATCCATAGTAGAGTTTTTCAATATGATAGAGACCAGGCTAAGCGTTCTTTAGCCTCGCTTCTTTCCAGTGGTAACGAGGCTTCATTTATAAATGACTGTATGCAGGGTGTTTACTTTGATCCAGAAAAGAAAATATTAGTTTTCTTACTAACAGGGATTGACCATATGCTCCCAGATCGATTCAGTAATTACGCCCCCGTTCAATTAAAGGCGACCTTGAGACGATACACACAGACTCTAAGTGATCCTGAAGTTGTGCGGTCTAACGTTCTTAGTAAGACTGTTCCCTATTTTGGGCCCCGAATAGAAGCCAAGCATGTTGTAGCGATAAGTGTCACCGATGACATTAGTTCCCCCAGAGAAAGAAGTAGCGATGAGTCGATTAAAACTCCAGTAATTGCTGCTGTAAAGGACCAAGTAGATGGTAAACAACGACCAAAAGACGCCAGCGAATACGGATGGACCCGCGACGAATGATTTCTGCCAACTCTGCGGTGAAAATGCATGGCGCGGCCCCAAGTGTAAGACTTGTAAGCTTTCCCAAAAAGCACACTATACTGACGGCGCAGGAGGGACTCCTCATAAAGTTGATTTTTTCTGCGTAGCTAATTCTCCATTTTTATCGGGACCGTCTGCTAGTCTAATTAACCATCAAGGATGGACTAAAGACATTGAGAAAATAGTACGTGCGGCCTTTCTACGGACAATAGATATAAACACGGTGTTTAAGCCGTTCGTAGGAAGGTTTACGTATGCGGTGCGTTGTGAGCGCAAAAAGCCTCTCAAAAATAATATAGATTGTTGTGCTCCACTTTTTCACCAGGAGCTATTAACATACTCACGTCCTGACCGTCCTATTATGATCTTTGCAATGGGCGATAGTGTTCTAAAATCCTTGGGTATCAAATTTAGAAAATACTCGGCAACACAAGAACATTTTGTAACTACTACCCTCCAGGGGCGTAAAGTATATATCTATGTGTCCATGTCAAAGCAACAACTTGCAGCCAAAACAGGTTACTTTGACTTGTTTAAAAATCATATGGATTTGTTCCTCTCCGGAGTAGTAGATGTAGGCAAAGGTAAAGCAATCCAGATGACGCCTACCCTTGACGTCCTTGCAAAGAACTATGTTTTTCCCAAGACTCTTAAAGAGGTAGAAAAATTAGTCGATCATATTCTCGCATATACCGAAAATGATGTGAATCCAGATAACTGGATAATCTCTCTAGATACTGAAACGAACACTAAGTATCCCCACAGAAAAAACTTGAAACTCTTGAGTCTGATAGTTTCTTGGGCTACAGGCTATTCCACATCCATACCAATTGAACACCCCGATACTCCTTGGACATTTGAACAAGTCGCTCCGCTGATACAACGGATACTTTCTAGTCCAAAGCCTAAGGTTTTGCAGAATGCAAAATTTGATTTAAAAGTTCTTAAAAGCAAGGGTTGGGATATCAGACGAATCGGTTGGGATACCATGCTTGGAGAACATCTTTTAGTTGAAGATAAGAAAGGTTTTTACGGCCTAAAAGATCTTACAAATATTATGCTCCCGGCTTACTCCGGGTATGAAGATACCCTCCAAGCTATTCTTACAGCCACCGAAGGCGATTCACAGATCGCGGATGCAAAACAAACGGCCGAGAAAAAGAAAAAGCTTAAAGGAGCCGCCAAAAAGTTAGCCAAAGATGCTGCTACCGAGGGCTTTTTGAAAATACCGTTGGACGACCTTAACCTGTATGGAGCTATCGATGGCGATGTTACAAGGCAGATAGTAGGTCTACAGCGGGAAAGAGCTGAGCAAGAGAACACTGCGCTGGCAAAGCGTAGAGGCCAGTGGGCGCATAACGCCTACTTTAAGCACCTAGCACAGCCTGGCTGTTCTATGCGAGACCCTACTTCAGCTAATATGTTTGGACGAGTAATCCCTACGACTCGTGTCTTGGCGGAAATGGAGCTTTACGGTGTAAAGGTTGACCGGGATTACGTAGACGAATTAGCCGTTAAGATGGAACTATCTATCGTGCAATCTCGTGCTGAGATGCTGCCAATGGTTCCAGAGAACATTAAATTCAATCCTTCTAGTGCTGCTGACGTACGTAAACTCCTATATGGCACAGGTTTCAAACATCCTGAAACAGGTAAAATAGTATGCTACAGCGGCGTTATAGAACCGCCTCGAACGGAGACAGGCTTAGCATCTACTAACGCTCAGTTCTTACGCTCACTCGCTACACAGCATGACTGTCCCCTATCCCGTGCTATCCTGCGGTACCGAGCAACACACAAGGCTCTGACAACCTTCGTGGCCAATATCAAAGCCCTGAGTGAAGAAGACGGACGTATGCATACGAACTTCCACCAACACGGCACTGCTACTTTTCGTCTTTGTGTTTCCGAGAATACTATTCTTGACACAGACAAGGGATCTTTTGTAATTTCAAAACTACCCTTGGATCTAATACCTTCGGTATCTATTAGGACTCACAAAAATAGATTACGTAATATCGTTAAGTTGTTCTGCAAGGGTGATGAAGAAATGTATTGTGTTACACTTGAGAACGGATCCTCAATTGAAGTTACAAAAAACCATGGTTTTTACACTCCTTCAGAACCTGGATCAATTTACGGTCCTTTAGTAATCCACCGCCTTAAAGAATTAGATATTGGTTCTGAAGTTACTACCTGTAATCGTCAGCGCCGTATACGCGATAAATACCGTTCAAATAAATTTGGTACTAGCCGAATCAAGTCTATCCGAAGTATCGGAATAAAAGGCGTTTGGGATATCGAAGTAGCTTATGATCATTCTTTCGTTGCGCAAGGTTTTGTAAACCACAATTCATCATCAGACGAAAACATGCAAAATGTCCCCTATCAAATCGGGCAACATAACATCAAAAAGAGTTTTATTCCTACTGACCCCGAGAGTCAGGTGATCTGTAACGCAGACGCTAAGGCAGCAGAGGTTAGAATCTACGCGGCCTATAGTAAGGATAAGAACTTAATTAAAGCCCTGAATGACGGTATGGATCCCCACTCATTCTTCGCGGGCATGATCTTTAAACCTGAGACCATCCTGGCAGAGGTACAATACGCATCACGAAAAGCTGTGATGAACCTCATAGGTATCGATGAAGACCACGGTTGGAGTTACGACGACTTTAATAACCGAAATAATTTCAAGGATACGGATCCCTGGTATGCGAGACAGTTAGAAAAACTTCGGAAAACAATTAAGCGCGTGGTCTTCGGAATTTTATACGGCGCCAGTAAATACAAAATTGCGCAAATTGTAGGGATCTCGTTGGAACAGGCACAAACGATTATTGATGCACTCGAGAAAATGTTTCCATCAATACCTGAGTATGTGCGTATCACAAAAGATCAGGTACGAAATATTGGTGTAGTAGAGACCTTCTTGGGACGTCGTCGTAGGTTTGAAATGCTAGGATTAACCCCCTATGGGCGCAGCAAAGCAAACCGGCAGGCAATTAACTTTAAGATTCAAAGTACATCCTCAGATCTAGTACTCGAGGTACTGTGTGAAATGGCTGAACCTATCCGACATGACTTCGGAGGACATCTGCTCATTACGGTACATGATTCGATAGTAGCTGAGATACCTAAAAAGTATGTCTCTCAAATTCCGGACTTCGTAAAGGAATACGGACAAACTAGAGTTGCAACTCGCCACCCCTGGCTACCTGTTCCGTTTCAATGGGATGTAGAAGTAGGACCCTCTTACGGAGAAGTAATTGATATCTACGACTACATGAACAAAAATAACATTGAAAAATTAGATCCTGATGCGTACCTTGAACAGGCTATACGCGCCGATTTTGAAAAAGAAATAGCCGCTAGTTAGCGGTATAAGTCTACAACACAGCACGGTAGTTTGGTTTCTAAGATGTCATTCTTAGAAACCGACACATAGCGGTACATACCGGAATGTTTCTAGTCCCTAGAAGCAATAGGATGTTACATCCTGATTTATGCTCTTAACTATGCATACAGCTACCGGTCAAGAATTTCTCCGGGCGCCATAGCCCTCCGAAATCTGATGATCCCCTGCGCTGACAGCGCTTGGGGTGCATCAGTCCCGCGAGGTTCTTGTCCTATACGCTAAGCGGTATACTAATGCTGGTAAAATTTAAGATCTCCGATAGAGATCTTGTAAGCAATCCAGCCAAACAATCCAGCATGGAGGCAGTCATCTGGTTTTTGAGGTGAGTGTCTCCATACTTTTTTACCGTGCTGTGTTACTTCTTCATACTCGTTAAGGATATCTTCTATAGCCATTTTCATTTGTTCTTCCGGCCCAAATTCCATGTGTCCTTGCTTAAGTTCCATAAAATAATTATCGATTAACGTTGTTCTATCTCCTATGTACCGGTCTTCCCCGTTCCACTTAAGAGCCCTCGCATGACTTCCGTACTGTACTTGTTGTACCCGGTGAGCATCTAGGGCCCGCTTTAAAAGTCCGTTAGCTACTGCACCTTCTCCTGCGTCCCCTACTACCATGCGTACGTTATACGCCTGACATGTAGCGGCAACTTCATCAACGGCATGCACAGGGTTTTTTCCCGGGTATACCTTGTAATAAAGACACACGAGTTTTTGGTCGTCTGCGCGGTGTCCCCAGATCCAAAGAACTGTTCTCGAGAGTCCTGACGCGCCTCCTCCAGACCAGTCAACCCCCGCGACAGCACTTCTAACTCCTACAAAGTGTCCCGATTTAGGCTTTTCCTGTAGTGAAACTCCCACACAAAGAGATTGGAGTTCCTCCAGAGAAATCATACGGGTACCAATAGCATCGGAAACTCCCAGGACTTCATTGCGGAATAACGAGGGAGGACTTTCTATATGTTTCCGTAGAATACGATGCCAACGTTTAACCGCTCTCTCGTAGTCAACTCCTCCTCGGTGCTTCATTGCCTCAGGCACATTCTTCGGCATAATAAGCTGTGAGATATGAAACCCTTTTAGCTTCTGTTTAGGGTCGGGATATTTAGTGGGGTCCGGGGGAGAAAGGTCTATCCACTGACCCTTAAAAGGATTGAGATACGAGCCACACTTAACACAAATTGGACCTAGTTTTCCTACAGATTTTTCGTCATCGATATACTGGGAGCAACCACAAGATTCACACTTCATTACCCATTCAGTCTGCGTCGACATTTCCCACAGATACTGAATCGTATTTTCCATGGTTTTTGGGGTACCAGCATAGGTCTCGTATCCATAATTGGATTCAGACATACACTCATTACCTACGATGATTACAGGATCGTACAACATGTCCTGAACCTCATCCATTAGATTTCTATCCGATGAAATTCCACGCAAACGGTCGGGGTCGTCACAAGCGTACGTAAAGTACATCTCAGCCCCGTTACGGAATTGCTTATGTCCCATACGATACGATAAATCAGGGTGTAGAAACCCCTCCTTAATAATAGGAGAATAAGACATAGTTTTAGAGACCCGAGCATTTGAAAAACGCACAGTCTGTTCTTTAGAAGGGCTAACAAACATTGTACGAAAATGAGGAAGAACTGCACATTCAATAATACTAAAATTAGATAGGGTGGTACTCTTAGCAACTTGTCGCGCAGTTTTCATAAGCATACGGGGGTATCGCCCATCGTAGAAAGCGCGGTGCATAGGCCAATCACGTAAGCTAAAGGGTTTACCGTCGAGTAACAACCATCTTTCAGCAATGATTGATAATGGTTTTTTAGGTATTGTAGACATCTAACCAACAGTAACAGACGAGGAGCAGTATGACAAAAGGAAAAAAGAACGAAGAAGAACTCAAGTATGCTCAGCTACATGACATCCCGCAGGTAACTATGGCAGGCGCAAAAGAACAGATCTTACTTTCTTGGAATGCTAAGCAGTGGCGGGGGGCTTTCATGCTTGTCGGAGAAGCCGGAATGGGCAAGAGCCAAGTAGTTCATCAGGTAGCGCACGAGGTGGGCGCCAGGGTATGTGACATCCGTACGGCCCACTACGGGTTGATGGGGGCGGGGATCCCTTCTACAAAAGAAGCAAAAATCGGATTTTTCAAAACGCTGCTACCAGAGAACTTTCCCGAAGGCGGAGAAAAAGCCATGGTGGTTTTTGACGAACTAAACCAGGGACTACCCCACGCAATCTCGATGTTCTTTTCGCTGATCGAAGACCGGAGAATGTTCGACTATCTACTACCGAAAGATTGTATGGTCGTGGGTATGATGAATCCCGCCACGGACAAATACAGTGTTACACAGATCGAAACGAACGCGGCACTTCGCCGTAGACTCAAGTGGTTGTACTGTATCCCGTCTTTCCAATCCTGGTACCCTCACGCCAAATCCGATATCTTCCACTTCAGTGATAGGGATGCTCTAGGTAAGTCGCTGCCCTGCCACCCGAGTATCCTGTCGTTCATAGAAACGTTCCCCAAACTCATCTATGACATGGCAGCACAACGTGTGAACAAGCAGTATATGTGTCCCGCAACAATACAGACTATCTCTCTCGATACTTACTTAATGGAAAAGAATAATGTAAGTATCATTGGTCCTTTCGCAGAAACACGTTACGCAGCTTCCGTAGGTATGACTGTAACAAAACAACTTATAGATTTTCTCACGGACTCTACTTTGACAGTAAAGCCGGAAGAAGTATTACGGGCATATAAGGGGAAGACACGAACTGCAGTGAAAAAACTGATCAAGAAAGACCGCACCAAATTACTGGACCTTGGTCAAGGTGTTCTTACAATTCTATTTGCGAAGAAAACCAGTGTTGACAAGGTAGCCAAAAACTTCGTTACCTTCCTGGGAGACCTTCCTGCAGAAGTTCTTATGCAGATCCATACGGGTCTTAACCAGATGGCCGAAGACAATAACGCGGGAGACTACCTGACTGAACTGATGTATGAAATGGCCGACTTTCCTGGTTGGCGAGAAATACATAAACAGTTGGATAAAAATACCCGGAATGTCGACAATGATCTTATGCAGGACTGGAAGACCGTACCGAAACCAAGGTAATGTCCTTAGCTAGTGCTTCTGCCCGCTCATCTACGTAGAGTTTGCAGCCCGCCAAATATGAAAGTTGGACCCCCAGAGGATCTTCCGGAAACTTACGTTTCTGGAGGTCCTCTTTTTTTACTTGTGACCAGGACTTCATAACAGTGGCTGCAAACTCTTGCGTGTTTTTAGGATAGAGGTTCTTAAGAGCAGCTCTAGAATACATGAGCTGATCTGGGGGAAGTACCATCCCGTCTCTATGGAGACATACCGCGGTATAGCTTTGTACGTCTTCGTCGTAATCAGGGATAACAGGAACATCCAGGTCTAACCCCCGGATAATACCGGCTTCGTAAACAGCCCAACATTGAACTGGAGGGGGGATTTCTTGCAGCGCGTAAGCATCGAAGGGTTCCCCGTTAAGTGCCTGAGCGGTCCTCTGGAACACATAGCTATCCCAGTAGAAAGAAGGATTAACAACTAGCGTAATAGCTGCCTGAATCTTGTCCCGGGCTAGCTCGTCCAACTCAATATTTTCCTGCCGTTCTAAAGTTAACCAAATAGTTTCAGGTTCCCAGGCTGTAACCTGAACGCCAAACAAAGTTCTGACAGCTAAATAAAGGACAGTCGCACAACACGCATCAGGTTCTTGAAGAACCTTTCGGGCATAAGGAATCATGGCTGCGGTTTTTTCAAGAAATCGAGTCGATAGCCTGGGCGCAAGTTCTATTAGTGAGTCGAGTTCCATCATCAGGCAAGATGCGCGAGTTGTTTCTGCGCTACGATAGTTAAATCCTTAGGAAGGGTAGGAAGAATAGGCATCAGCTTATCGATATCAGGTTCTCCATCTGTTGAAATTTCCTTTGCGATATCGTCTCCCAGTAAACTTTCCCAGAAGGACAAGGGGAGAGCTGCTACCTTATCTTTATCGAGCATCAGGCTACCAATCATAACTTGTCCGGTAGCTACCTTGTCGGTATTGAATACGGTCTGAATTGGATCTAATAGGGACTTTCCGTAATACTGCTGAACCCCCGACTGCTGGTCTAGCTCATCAATCAATGAAGCCAGTTTTACCTGCACGGATTTATCCGTGATATAGGCATCAGCCCCGTCATACGAACGCGCCAATTTTTCGTAAGCGCCTGCTACAGAAGACTTAAGGCTCTCAGCAGCTACCTTCCGAGCTTCTACCCAGTCCTTCATTACCCGCGTACTCGTAATCGTAAATCCTGCGAGTTTTTGGGTAGAAGGTTGTAATGGAACCTCAAAATGTTGTGCTACTTTTCCCAAGTTAACAAATGCTTCAGCCCTGTCTTGAGGGGAAAGACTAGCATATTTTCTAAGCAACGCTTTTTCTGCATAGGGTACTTCCTCTGCAGAGGTTACTCGAAAGCGTCCACCTAAGAGGAAGAACTCTTCAGAAGCTGTCTTAACTATTTCAGGGGTATCAAACACCGTAGTATCAACCCCATAGACTTCCGCAGCTTTCTTTAGCTTCTCATCTACCTCAGCTGGGATAGCACTCGCAATCTTCCGGTACCCTAAAGAAATCGCAGTATGTTCCCGGTTATGAATCGGAAATTTTCGGCGAGTTTCCCACGCGAACGCGGTATTGGGAAGATCCGTAAATTCATTGGTATCTAATTCCGCCGTCTTGGCCATTTCCTTCAAGGCAGGAAATCGCTTGGTTACAGCACACAAAGTTCCAAACCCCGGGTCATTTGTTTGATCTTTAATCATGTTTTTCTCCTCGAGAGAATTATAGTCCGAAGGAGGCTACAGTGGAAGCGTTAATCGAAACAACAGATGAGACTATCATCAGCGAAAATTTACAATGGGCCGTCAGCATCCGTGGTGGCAACAACTTTCTGGGTCGTGTTTTAAACGGTTGCCGGTTTATCCCTCAAAAAGGCCTGGGAACCGCAGGGGTTATGATTGGCAAAACAGGACGGAATGTCTTTATCTATGATCCCAAATGGCTCTTGAGTCTCCCCCGCGCCAAGCAAATTCTAGTATTCTTTCACGAGGGAGCCCACCTGGCATTGAACCACTTGGGGCGCTTCCTACGTCTCCAGAAGATCGTCAACAACGACTACCGTTACGAGCGTCGTCACATGGTATTGAATGTGGCCGCAGATATGGCAGTCAATGACACAGCTCTCAGGGTCTTCGTAGAGCAGAAATCCCAGATATTTCAGGATGAAATGAAGTCTATGATTCTGCCGGAAGAACGTAATTACCCCAAGGGTGAGACCTTTGAGCAGTATGCTCATCGCTTATTTCAGGACCTGGGAGACCACGGATGGGCTCCAGACGACATCGAAGATATAGTTGAAAATATCAAGAAGCAACTCCAAGCCCCGCCACAGGATCCTGGAGAACAAGGACAGTCTGGAGAGGGACAGTCTGGAGAGGAGCAGCAGTCCCAGGCGTCAGGTGACCCTCAGAAAGGTCCCCCAAAAGACGAGGGAACTCCTCAGTCAGGCTATGGCTCCTACGACCCTATGCAGGATCCTAAGCTACCAGATTGGTTCAAGGGGCTACTAGCACGCCAGCATGCACCCCTGGACATCTCAGAAGTCTGGAATGATCTAACAGAAGCAGAGATGGAACGAGCACTTGATAACGCCCAACGGGAAGGTAAAAAACTCGTACAGCAGGCGTTAGACCAGACGCGGAAACAACGAGGCCTGATCCCGTCAGCATTGGAACACTATTTAGAAGAATTTCTAACACCTCCCACAGTTCCCTGGGAGCATCTATTCCGCGGGATGCTACGCTCCTCTATATCCTCGAAGCTTACGGAGAGTACCGTGATGCCTAACATTGCGCTCTTCCCGTCACTCGAAGAGGGTTTAGAGCCTTACCCGGGACTTCAAAAAGAGGTAGGAATTCACATATACATATGTGTGGATTCTTCGGGTTCGGTTAGCAACGACGAGTATCTTAAATTCATGTCGGAAATACAGGGGATTCTTCAAGCGGATACTATGGCAAAAGCCTATCTGATTATCTTTGATGCCGCTATTCAGTATGAACAAGAATTTGGAGAAGATGATGAAATTCAATCCCCAGGACAACACGGACTAGAACGCTATTGTTGTGGAGGCACCGACTTCTGCCCCCCTCTTCGACGTATCTGTGGTGTTGACACAGAAGAAGATTGGGAAAAAAATGTAGAAGGACTGGATATAAGACTCCCTAAACCAGACCTGGTAGTTATGTTTACTGACGGGGAAGCTCCTATCGACTCGCCTCACGGACCCATTCCAGACTTACTCCCCGCGTGTCCTCTCATATGGGCACTTACCCCCAATGGCACTGATCATCCCTCTATGGGAAGTAGGGTCATTAAAATCCACGAAAGCTAAGATATGAAATTCTACCCCGGGAATATTTACCACGTAAAGATTGCTCAACACAGTATCCGGAGTCGCGACACACATATCGATTACTTCCCGTATGATAATGTGTACATCGCACACCGGAATGATGAGCCCCGTATCCAGCAGTTGTTTCGCTATTATCTTGTGATGGACTACACAGAAATAATCGCAAAAATGCTCAATTGTTTACACGTTGAGCGTGAGAAGACAGTACGAGTACGCCGCGATGATTTAGCATTTGAAGGCACAACTCTCTTCCATAAGAAACGTTTTAATATTTCAAGGCCTGAGGATTGGCTCCTGATTGTTCCTACCCACGTAAAAGCCCGGACACGTAAGGGTCACAAAGTTCCTGACATATCTGAAATAGGCTACATCATGTCTGAGGTAGTTGGTGTAAACGCCAACGCAGGTATTAAGTTACCTCCTATTTCTATTCAAACTCCTGACGACAAGATTCCTCTCCTCTGTTCTATTTGTGCGAATCTTCCGAAGTACTATGCTGGACAATGTTTACCTGGAACAAGTACCTGTCGTAATGATTCTAAGACTCGGCTTCCTCTCGATAAGGATCTAAAACAGGCTTACGATAAATCAGTGCAAGAAGTGGAGGTTACCTGATGTCCATAGGCTTTGCCAAAACCTCAGTAGTTAGAATTGAATTACCAAATATTCCCGAAGTTACTCCCTATGCCGTGGATGATTGTAGCCTTTCTTTCCGGTTAGGGTATGCAACCAAAACACTCTGGTGGGTACTTAATCAGAAAGACGAACACTATACCGTTCACCGAATCCCTAAAAAACGAAAGGGTTTTCGGATTATTCACGCTCCTTCACCCTTTATGAAATCGTTCCTACGCAGGGTACACGCTAAGTTCTTGATTCCTCTTCAGAGCCAATTGGGGGATCATGTTACTGCGTATAGAAAAGGACTGTCTACCCGGCATGCAGTTGCACAACATATTCCTGCCTGTAAAACCTGTGATGGTACTCCCAAAGGAGTGTCCCCCAAGAAACACGAGTGTCCCCGGAGAGGTGCCGTAATCCAAATGGACCTCCGGGATTTCTTTGGGAGTACCCACCGCTCTTGGATTCGAAACTATTTTAAAGATGCTGGTTATAATCACTATACAGCGAGCCTCTTGGCAGGCCTTCTTACTGTAGATGACCTACCGCAAGTATCCGCGGGAGTTCCTCAAGGAGCCCCTACCTCCGGTGCTATCTGTAACCTTATTGCAGATGACAGAATAGATCATCAGATCCTCAGTTACTTAAAAACCCTGGATAAAAAAATGAACCTAAAAGACGTCTGGTGCTGGCGCTATACTCGCTACTCTGATGATCTATGTTTCACTTGTGGTGTAAATATAAGTAAGGAAGAATCTCAAGAAATTTGTGGGTGTATCACAGATATTATTCAAACCGCGGAGTATAGAATTAACCCCCTGAAGACCCGAGTTGGACATTCTTTCTATCGTAAAACTTTACTAGGAATGGTCTTCAATCAAAAACCTAATATACCGCGTGAAAAATATCTTCTGTTCCGAGCTATGGTTCACAACTCATTAACCCATGGGATTGAAACCCAATATGCTCGGGCAGGATACCCGACAGTAGAACAGTACATTGATTACCTTCGAGGAAACGTAAACTATATTAATCAGGTTATCGGAAAGTTAAATCCGGAACGAGCTGACCGTCTTAAAATAGAATTGGATGTAGCCATTAGCGACTACGAGATGGTCTGCAAGAAGGCTCAAGAAGAGGTTAAACATGCTTGATTACGCCAACACCCCCCTTATGTTTACTTACGCAACTTCGAGTAATCGCTGGAGTACCTATCAATCACCCGCTATCATATTTGCCTGTATGGATGCATCCCAACACAAAGAATTTAAAGATATCTCTACAGTTTACAAACTAGCCGAACACCCGCTTGTAAAAAAAATAATGGGAGATACTTACTTTGTAAGGTTTACGTCATATACCAAAAAACAATATTCAAACCTATCTGAGGATATTCCTAAATGGATTTTTCACTTGGACATACAAAACGTCTTGGAAAATATGGACGCAGGAAACCATGAAAAAATATGTCTCAAGTTAGAGGATAAAGACATAGGCTCAGTATCTACTAAACAAATTTTTGACGAATGTTACCTGCCACAAAAGTACAGCATGTCTTGTAAAGAGTGCACGACAGCAAACCATACTCCCGAGCAGGCCGACTCAGAACACAATTGTATTCTGAAACAAATGATCTCATATTCTAAGTCTAATATGTATAATAACCCGGTAATCAATAACGGAATATCCCCTGACTCCTTAGCTGAAGACTTTGAACTCAAACACGGGATCACTAAGATTGATGATTTCGTATATATCAGCCCAGCAATGACTGGCGGAGCGGGAGTACACCAAAGAGTCAGAGGTATCACTGAACACTTCTTTACTGCTATACAAGAAGCTGCGGATTGTCGCGCAGAAGCGCAACAGGAACGCAAACGTTATGTAGCTTTTCAGAAAGAAGTTTGTACTGATTGCGGAGTTCAAAAAACTTGTGGTACTACTTTTGGAGATGGTACGCGACGCAGCTGTAGGGGAGCCTATCCCAAAGACCAGAAAGAAATAGTGTCCAAAATTAATGACGGAGTAATCAATCCCTTTACGGCATTTCAACTACGCTACCTACTAGCTAACTCCGGAACACTCTCTAAACGCTATAACCGGTGTATAGTTACTACCGCCTTAATCATGCGTGATAATACTCTACACTTTACTCTTAGGCGTAATACCCAACCCGGTGCTCATAACGACATTAACCTTTTTTCTGACTTTAAAAAGGCTCATGAATTTATTTTAAAGCATGGGAATGACATGAACGGAAAGTATATTGCACCTCTTACTCCAGAACGTTTAGCTATTCTTTATGAAGCTACAAGTCACGTTTACAGCCCTACTTACGTTGGTACCTGGCACTCTACTTCTTACCCTGTTCTATACATCGAACCATATCTCCAGGGTTTTCGTATTAATTACAGCTACCACGGCAGAGGTGCGTGTGGGTTTAATATGACACTTAATTCAATCCAGGATATTTATAGTAATTTTGGACATTTTACTTACTTAGAAAAAGACCCACATGTTTTAAGAAGATATTAAACTGATGTAGTTTCGAAGTCTGGACAAATTTCTTCGACAGCAGCCAACGCCGCGTCTTCCGTTTCCTGGGCAGAAGCTAACTCAGCTTCTGCCTCATTTTTTGCATTGACAGCGGTGGTAACTCCCGCTTCTTTTTGTGTTACCTGGGCCACCGCAGCACTGTATGCTACGGTTGCCGCAGTATAGAAAGTATCCATTGCTGTAGTCATTGACGATATTAATGTAGCCGTTGACGTATAGGCATCTAAAACCGTTTGGAACGCTGCTAACGAAGTACCCGCAGAAGTATGCGGGCCGTAAGTTGAAACCGCGGTACCGTACGTAGTCAGTAGTGCGTTAAACGCTGCAGGTACCCCATCGTACCCCTTTAACTCATTGTAAAAAGTTAACCAATCTGTTGTAGGAGCCGCCGGGGGACCGTTATAAACAGGAACAGGAGGATCCGTAGGAAACGCATTATACGCTACAATTAAATTAGTCCAAAAAGTACTCGAAGTACTGTAGAAAGGATCCGCAATATCATCAAACGCTTTTGCAGAAGTCCAAAAGGATTTGCTTGCCGTATATAGTGCTCCGGATCCCGCATTGAAGGCCGTCCACCCCAGTTTAACTTGAGGCCACAAGGTAGTATTAACTTCAGCACAGAACTCCGTTTCAGTCTTCCTAATTTCGGAAATTTCTTGCACATGTTCCAACAAAACTTGAGCAGCAGCTACAGCATCATCAGCGTCTTCGACCGCGGTTTCTGCCAATACTCGAGCATCTCGGGCAGTAACATATACAGCCTTCAAGGCTTGTTCATACTCGGGGTCTACTCCAGGATGCAGAGTATTTTCTACGCCCACAAACTCAGTCTGGTAGACATACCAACGACTAATAGCTGCATCTATTCTAGATTTAATCGCGGTTTTTGCTTGTACTGCTACTTCAATAGACTCATAGCTTATAGCGACCTGAAGATATAAGAATTCCGTATCTCCCGCTGCGACAGCATTATCCCGATCACGAAGCATAAAATTAATATCATGTGGCTGAGCTACACGAATAAATGTGTCTGACTTGGGTTCTAACGGATCAACAATTGTAAAAACGAATAGACCTGTATCCGGTAAAATTCCGGGGTCAGTAACCGTAGTGGTAACTCGGAAGGCAGTCTTCCCGTCGGCTAACGTTACTTCTATCGAGTCTTGTTCAATTCTGGTTTTGTCCATAGTTTAACTCGGGGTAAACACGTAGTCGGTTATTCCCTCAAAGTCCTCGGTTGCTGATTTATAGGCATTCAATAATGCCTGTATGCGTACACGAACATACTCTGCGAATTCAATGGCAGTGTCTACCGATGCGTAACCCACTTCTGCGGTATCTTTACGATACCGGTCAGTTCCCGCAATAACCGCTGCTGCATGTCCTACAGGAAGATTCATCAGGTCCCAAACAGAGGCTACATGACTAAACTCCTGATCAACTGTTGTAAACACAAAAACTTCAGCAGCAATATCCTCCGCATATGTAATTTCATTCAGGACCTTATAGACCGGCCCAGGCTCAATAGTATTTGTTTGTTTAAGATCTAGTTGAAGTGCCATTATTCAAAGGTTTCCAGCAGGGTACCCGTGAAGGTATCCTCGTTTGTTTCTTGCACGAGAGTATGGGCCTGTACTCGCAAAGAATTCACCTTGTTGTTTGCTATGGTCTCATCCGTAAAAGTGTCGTGGTGCTCAGCTATTCTATAGACTGTCCCAGGTACTAGCGTAAAATCTCGGTTAGCAACCAGTGTAACACTACTATTCATAAGTCCCGCCGGAGGAATACCCCAATAATCAACAGTTACTCCTCGTTCAGGTGTAGGAGGAAAAGCAGTAGTTACTCCCAGAGGCACAACCAAAACTTGATTAGTAGGGGGGTTCAATACAGCCGTAACTTTATAATATAATATATCGGTGGGAATTAGCCCCATGACTTGTGTCCAAATAGGAGGGAAGGGACCTTTTATTCTAAGGGTCCAATCAACCTGAACAGTACCTCCAGGTAACACCGTATCTTCAAAACAATTTACGTCTAAAGGCAATTCCGGAAGTCCGGTACCCGGCGTAGCCACCCAAGCAGTTCCACTGAACTCATACCGGAGTTGCTCGTCTACCGCCCATGCTGCCATCCCCGTATATGCTTGAATGAACGTCCAGACCCCGGCAGCACTCCAGGTAGCAAAATTATTATCCTCACCCGCCCAAGCTCCTGCTCCAGCAGCCTTCACCAAATACCGGTCTCCTGCCGCAGGAATGAGTGCCGCAGGATTACTGACAGCTTTACTAAGGACAGAGATAGAGTTGATAAGAGGGATCTCTGTAAAGTCAGCGATACGCAAAATCTTCTCAGGCTCAGTGACTCCCTGCTCCTCTACAACTAAGCAGGGCCTGATATTATCCGGAGTAGATTCCGCTTCGACAGTAGTATGCAGATAGTATAAATCAGGAGTCCCTGTTAATACTATTTTATCGAATTCTATTACTAATTTTGCAACCATAAGATTGATTGACCTTCAGTTATTTAACTGAAATAATAGTAAGTCATGCCTCAAGAAACAGCAAGTAATTACCTCGGTATCGACCCATCCCTCAGGAGTAGCGGGTTTGCTGCTATAAGTAAAAATAGAGTACTTTCTGCCAATATTTTAAATGCTCCCAAGAAAAAAGGAGCGGAACGCCTGGCTACTATTCGGGATCTTTTCCGAATACATCTACCGAAAAATGTATCTCATGCTTGCATTGAGGGGCCTTCCTACGGGTCCGTAAACCGTGCTGATGATCTCGGACAAGTTAGGGGAATGTTTTTGCTTGCACTCTTCGATGCTAAAATTCCCGTCACGATTGTACCTCCTACAGTACTTAAAAAATTTGCAATACGGGGCGATGCATCTAAAACTCAAATGGTACTCACAGCACAAAAAGAATTTAACATCGAAGTTACTTCTGATGACATCGCAGATGCCTTATGGCTTGCGCGTCTCGCCCAGGCACTTACTGAAGATACAAAACTAACTCGCAGACAATTAGAGACTATAAAGGGTATAAGGATGATGAAAAACAAACGCACGATTTACGCTAGCAACAAAACCCCTAACATCTAACAGGAAGCATATGTTGAAGATCAAACGAACCTTCACAACGGAAGAAACTAGTCCTTTTGACGACATCACTTGGCTGCATACTAATGTAAAAATGGTCGATCTTGAAGGTACTGTAACGTATGAGTTAGCTGACGGAGAATTTCCCGCTGAGTGGTCAGAACTGTCTCGCAATATAACTGCCTCTCGGTATTTCCGGGAATCTCAAAATAGCTCTGAACGAGAATCCAGCGTACAACAAATGATCCGCAGAGTTGTTACTACGATTACTGACGCCGGGGTTACCGAGGGGTATTTCGACAAAGAAAATAGCAAAATATTTAGTGACGAATTAACATATGTCTTACTCCATCAAATGGCATCGTTTAATAGTCCAGTGTGGTTTAATATGGGTATTGACGGTAGTCAGGAAAAACCTCAGTGTGCTGCCTGCTTTATTAATGAAGTAAAAGACAATATGGATAGTATTCTGGAGCTAGGTACCAAAGAGGGACTTATTTTTAAGAGTGGATCTGGTAGCGGAGTAAACCTCTCAGACTTACGAGCGTCCACCGAGCATATTAGAGGAGGAGGCACGGCCTCAGGTCCTGTTTCTTTCATGTCTGCGTATGACGCGATAGCCAATGTTATCTTGAGCGGAGGACGTACTCGCCGTGCTGCACGTATGGTCATACTAGACATCGATCATCCTGATGTAGAGAAATTCATTTGGTGCAAAGCTGACCAGGAAGATATTGTAGAAATATTAGCGGATGCAGATATCCCTACAAATTACGCCGTAACTAATAATGCATACACCTACGTCAAACATCAGTCGGGAAATAACTCTATCCGCATTCCGGACGCGTTCATGGAGTACATCAAACGGTATATTCAATATCGTGAAGACGCTGAATGGCCCCTTATAAACCGCGACAATAAAGAAGTTGCTCGCACTATTTCAGCACGAAAACTTTTCAAACAAGTAGCTAAAGCAGCACATAAATGTGGAGATCCCGGGGTACAATTCGGTGATACTATAAATACATATAATACGTGCGCTAATGACGCGGAAATTACAGGAAGCAATCCTTGTCTGACCGGGGACATGACACTAAAGACTCCAAAAGGATATAGAACCTTTCGAAATCTTGCTAAGAAAAAAATCGTAGATATAACAACTCCTTCGGGAAATAGTAGCAAAGGTAGAGTTTGGTGCACAGGAGAAAAACCCGTAGTACGCATTCGATTTTATCCTAAACTAAAGATACCAGATATAAAATGTACCCCCGATCACGTATGGAAATTAGCTAACGGAGAAACAGCCAGAGCAGAAGATCTCAGAAAAAAGCGCTTAATGCCTTCCTATACAGTACGAATACCTGCCAAAACACCGGCTATCCTTGCAGGATTTATTCAAGGGGATGGTTGTACCGGGAGACTACGTTCAGAACCACCCAAAGGACTAGAAGTTAATTTTTCAGCCACCGATTACGAAGTAGCTGACTTTTTTGAGCATAACCCACTAGGCTATACTGAATCAAAACCCTATGCTTTCTATTCACAATTGGCCTATAATATAGCTACCGAATATTCTCTTGATCCCCGGAGGCTTCCAGAACGGGAACTTCCTCCCTCTCTTCTTAAAAAAGATGAATGTAATTTCTTGTCTGGGCTTTATTCCGCTAATGGTAGTATTATAAGTGAAAATCGAATAGCTCTTAAAACTTCCTGTGCAGCTTTAAGAGACCAAGTCATTGATCTTCTCCTTAAACAAAAAATTTACGCATATTATACAACCAATAAAGCAAAAAAAATAAAATTTAAAAATGGAGTTTATCTCTGCAAAGAAAACTATGATATTAATATTGCTAAATATAGTAGTATTCTTCTCTTCGCTGAGAAAATATCATTTATTCAAACTTATAAACGTGAATTACTAGAACAGTTGATACTTAAGCATGCTCCTTTTGTTATCTCGGTAAAACCCGCGGGTATTGAGAAAGTATATGACTTTATAGAACCCGATACTCACTGGGGCATAGTTAACGGATTTATTGCACATAATTGCGGAGAATTTGTCTGGTTAAAAAATTCAGCCTGTAATCTAGCCAGTATCAACCTCCGTAAATTCGACAAAGGCAACCATACTTTTGACACCCGAACTTTTAGACACGTTGTTTACCTTCTAGTTTTAGCTCAAGATATAATTGTAAATCTCGGAGGTTATCCAACTCCGGAAATAGAAAAAACTAGTCATAGTTACCGTCCCCTGGGTTTAGGTTTTGCTAACCTTGGAGGACTATTGATGTCCTGGGGAATACCTTACGCTAGTCAAGAGGGCCAAGAAATAGCGGCATCAATAGCGAGTCTAATGACCGGCCAAGCTTATTTGACCAGCGCGGAGATAGCCCAGTTACTCGGCGCCTTTGAGCGTTTTGAATTTAACAAAGATCCTATGGAAGACGTTCTTGATCTTCACCTTGGACATACTCGAAAACTTGCGAAAGACACCGCAGGTATATCCGCACAGGCATTAAAGTCATGGCAAGAAGCTACCGGCTTGGGCTTTGGTCGCAAAAAGAATGTTAAAGGTGACGGCCCCGGTTTCAGGAATGCTCAAGTTACTCTTCTGGCCCCGACGGGAACTATCGCGTTCATGATGGGTTGTGATACAACAGGAATCGAACCAGACTCGAGTCTTTCTAAACTAAAAACAATCGTAGGTGGCGGCAATATTGCTTACCAAAGTAACGCCGTAAAATCCGGATTAGAATATTTAGGATATACGGTAGAGCAACAAAAAGACCTGCTAGAGTACGTAGCCCAAAATGGACATTTTGAAGGTTCAACTCTCAAACCCGAACATCTACCTGTCTTCGATTGTGCCTTTCGTCCTAAGGAAGGAGAACGTAGTCTCTCGGTAGATGCTCACCTTGACATGGTAGCAGCCGTACAGCCCTTCCTATCCGGAGCGGTCTCCAAGACTTTCAACATGGATCACTCGGCAACTCCCGAAGACATCGAACGCACGTTCTTAAAGGCCTGGGAAAAGCGCATCAAATGTGTATCCATTTACCGCCGGGGTTCTAAATTAAGCGAGCCTCTCCGCGCTAAAGAACTGGCAGCAAAGAAAATTGTAAAAAATATTCCCCAAAGGATGAGCCTCCCCGATGACCTCGACGGACTACCCCGGCATAAATTTAGGGTTGGAGATCATAAGGGATACATACACGTTGGAGTAGACCCAGACGATCCTACTCGTCCTATAGAAGTATTCTTTAGGATGTCTTCGATAGGGTCCACAGTATCAGGTCTCCTGGATAGTTACGCTACGCTCTTTTCTATTGCATTGCAGTACAACATCCCCCTGGAAGAACTCTTAGAACATATGGCGGGACCAATATTCCCACCCCAGGGCTTAACATCCAATCCTAAAATCAGATCCGTGAATTCTGTGCTAGGGTATCTCTACCATTTCCTCCGCCTTAAGTTTATCGATACTGACGACGTCTTTATTGAAGGCGTTTCTCCTCCGATGATTCCTGTAGCTAATACCGGAGCATCCATTGATGGAGAACCCTGTCCTCGTTGTGGTGGCTTACTAGAAAAAACTGGAACTTGCGCAGCCTGCCGTTTTTGTGGTTACAATGACGGCGTATGCTCATAGGAGGCTCTATGGATACTTGTATTGTTGATGGTTGTAAACGAACAAACGGTCCTGAAGATCTCGAGGTTTTCTACAAGGGAGAACAAGTAGGATTCATCTGCTCGGAACATATCGGACGTTCCAAAGCCTTGAAGCTCATTGTCTCACGCAAAGACAGTGACACCTTCAAGCTGATTGAAGTCGCTGATATCCCAGGCCCACTGGACTGAGATGGCTTTAGCGATAGGCATTCCTTTGTTTGCGAAGGATCTAATGGCTAATGAACAGTTAGATCCTCCTGCAAATTCCCCTGCGGAAGCCGCCCACTTGTTTGCGAATGCGTTTACGTCGTTCTTCGCATATGCAACAGTGGGCGGTATTCCACTTATTCCCTTAACTAATATTTTGCCTCAAGCTGTGAAGGCGCTCGAGGCAGGACTCACTGCTTCTTTTATGCAACCGCAGATACCTCTAGCCAGTGCTAATTTAATGCAGTTGGCTTTTGATGCGTACTTAGCCGCTACCCCTGTATCGGCTATGTGGCCAGTTGCCAGTACCTTTGTACCTCTTCCCCCAGGAACCCTCATGGGCCTCATGATGGCCGCAGGACTCGGCGGGTTATTTCCAGGAAATCTACCTACTAAAATGATGGTAGCTACCGGAATAGCCTCGTACTTCAATACTATGCAGGTTATTGTGGGAACTGCTACGCAGCCTATTATCTAGAGGATCCCGCCAAACGTAGTAGTATATGGAATTCTGTATAAATATCGTTCTCCGTGAAACATAATACCCCAAATATTCAACCCATCAAACACCATTCGTCCTCGAGAAAGTAACGAAGCAGCAGCATCTGTAGCACCATTTTTAAGGGCATACGAACGATCATTCACAAAATCATCTCCAACCCAAGTATGTGTGTTCCACATAGCTAAAGCTGCGATAGGATATTTGCTTACTGCAGGTACCATATCGGGTCCTCCCGCTTGGTAAATCATACCGTTATACCACACGCTAAATCCATCAAAACAACAGTCTA